ATATTCCTTATAGAAGAAGTAGTAAAATAAAACATTTAGTACACAACAATAATGGGTTTACAGATGGAAATTGGAAAGATAAAATGACAAGATGGAACCAGTTAAAATATCATAATGAAGTTTCAAAAGGATTTCATGATATAGAAAAAGACGGTATTAATTCATTAGATTTTAAATTGAATAAGAGAAGTACAGTTAATAAGTATATACATTTAAACGTAGAATTATGAAACTAGGAGTATGTGTCCCTTATAGAAATAGAGAGTTACATATGCATGAATTTATTCCTAAGGTAGGAAAATATCTTAAGAATAAAAATATTGATTTTCAAATATATTTTTGTCATCAAGTAGATGATAAACTGTTTAATAGAGGAGCTACAAAAAACATAGCAGCTAAACACGCATTTGAAGAAGGATGTGATTATATAGTTTGGCATGATATTGATATGATACCTGAAGAAGGAGGAGGAGCAGATTATTCCTTCCCCGAAGAACACCCAAGACATATCGCTACTAAAATATCTCAAATGGACTATAAACTAAAGTATCATGAATATTTCGGTGGTGCTGTAGTATTTAGTAAAGAACAGGTTGAAAGAACTAATGGGTACTCAAATGATTATTGGGATTGGGGAATGGAAGATGACGATCTTTTTTGGAGATGCTATAAAGAAGGGTACACCAATGATACATATTTATTAAAAAAAGCTATCAAACAAAAGTTTTTATCCTTTAATGGTTCCGATTCGGTAGTTAAAATACCATATACTAGAAGTATTAAAAGTATACCTTCTCGATCACATACCATTTCAGTCTTATGTAGAGCATATCAACAACCTGATAAACAAAAAATACACTTAATAGGTGATAATGAAGCTAAGTACGTTGAATACCCTATTTTAAGAATACCAGGGTACGACTACGGATTATCATTTAATAATTCTAGAGCTCTTTCGTTACAGTTTTGGAATATGTTTCATCAACATAACTATATGTGGGTTAAAAGGTATGATAGTCAATGGTCTTGGTTAACAGTAGTAATTGATGATATATCTAAAAAAGCTCACTTTTATTTAAACGGTACAGAAGTTGATTCAAAAGGAGGCTACGGTAGTCCTTCTCCATTAGAATTTAACGGTAGACTTTTAAAGTATGATTCAAAACATATTTATTTAGGATCATCGTTACATGAAAAAAATGATAGCGCTGCTAAATACTTTAAAGGAGATATAGCAAGAGTTTATGGGTGGAATAGAGCTTTATCACCTAAAGAGGTTGCTAACTTACATAAAGAATTACCTCTAGACGAAATTGCAATTAACACTAATTTTACTAACGGTATACCTGAAGAGTATAACGTAGTTAACGTAGAATTAAAAGAAGAAGAAGTAAAGATACCTAACTCTATACTACCACATAGAGTAGACGGTAAAATGAGATGTTTACCTCATAAAGACGAAGGATTAGTAAATGGAAAGTGGGCTAAAGGAGAAACAACAGCTGCTAATGAAAGAAGGTATGTATTAAAAATGCAACAAGATAAATTAAATTATAAACAAGATGGTATCAAGCAAGTTAAATATGAGTTTGTTAAAGAGACTAAATTTACTCCTTGGGCTAAGATGATAGATATAAAATTATGACAGCAGAAACTTCGAAAATTTCTTTTACTAATCCTGACTATATAAATACTAAGAAAAAGTTAGATAAGGTAGGATGTGGAATGTGTTTAGCAAAATGGACACAAGTAACCATACACTTACAAATGGGTCAAACTCATTCATGTCACCACCCGTCTACACATCATATACCGGTAGGAGAGCTAAAAAGAAACCCATCAGCATTGCACAACACTTTATACAAAAAGCAGAAAAGAAAAGAGATGCTTGAAGGTAAAAGACCTAAAGAATGCGATTACTGCTGGAATGTAGAAGATAACTCAGATTCATTCTCTGATAGGACTTTTAAATCTAACGAAAGTTGGTCAGCTCCACATTACGATGAAATAGTTAATTTAGGTTGGAGACAAGATTTCAACCCCCGTTATGTAGAAGTAGCCTTTTCTAATAATTGTAATTTTAAATGCTCTTATTGCGGTCCTTCTTTCTCGTCAGCTTGGGTTCAAGAAGCTAAAGAACACGGTCCTTACCCTACTGATGATAGGTTTAACGATATAGAGTATTTAAAAGCTAATAAAAAAATGCCTATACACCATAAAGAGTATAATCCATATGTAGAAGCATTTTGGAAATGGTGGCCTGAATTATATAGAGATTTACATACATTTAGAATAACAGGTGGTGAACCTCTTATGGCTAAGGATACTTGGAAAATTTTAGATTATATTATTAATGAACCTAATCCTAATACTAATTTAAATCTAGCTATTAATTCAAACTTAGGTATTAACGATGGATTAGTAAATAAGTTTATAGAAAAAATTAAACAGATTGAAGATGCTGGTAAAGTAAAAGAATTTATTATATTCACCTCAGTTGATGCTTGGGGTGAACAAGCTGAGTATATAAGAAATGGATTAGAATTTAATAGATTCTGGGATAATATGAATAAGATATTAACAGCATGTCCTAGAGTAAACCTAACTATTATGTCCACGTTTAATGGATTATCAGTTCCTAGTTACAGAAAGCTTATAGACGGAGTATATAAATTAAAACAAGATTATACCTCAACTGATAGATACTGGGCTTCAGCAGTATTTTTGGATTCTTCTTATCTAAGATTCCCTACTCATCAAACATTGCAGGTAATTCCATCTGTATGGGCTAACGAAGTTCTTTCTTTTGCTCAATATGCTGATTATTTAGGCATACCAAAATTTGATAATAAGTTAGTAGGTTACTCTGATGTTGAAATACAAAAATTAAAAAGAGCGTACGATTGGATGATTTCTCCTAAAGACGAACAAAAATTATTAAATCAAAGATCTAACTTTGGAAGATACTTTAGAGCACATGATGAAAGAAGAGGAACCGACTTTAAAAAGACATTTCCTGAATTAGCTGATTTTTACGAATATACTTTAACTTTATAAGATGAAAATAGGTTTTGATAACTCTTATCTGTTTCCTGCAGGTAATAAAAACAAATTAGTAAGAAACGAACCCGATGCTATATGGACTAAAGACTGTACTGTAATGGTCCGGTTCACCCCAGATGTAGATAAGTTTGTAGAAGAATTAGGTGATGAATGGAGAAAAGCTGGCTGTGTAATAGGTAAAAACGGAAAACATATTGGAGTATTTTATGCATTAGGTAGATCAGGAGAAGATATACACCACTTTGTTATGTTTGAATATTGGTGTTATAATGAAGAAAAAGGAGATGATGATATAAAAACTATTATGTTTGATGTAACTGATAAAAAAGATAGTGAATATTTTGATGTTATTATAAAAAGGAGAGGAAATAAATTTATCTTTTCTTTAAACGGAGAAGAAAAAGTAGAAGAAATTCAAAAACTTGCTGATTATAGTTACAGTTTTTTATGGGTTGGAGCAGCTACTAGAGTTAACCCTGATCATAATGATATATTTTATGGTGATATAGATAGAATGCATATACAATACGGCATTACACCTGAAAGGGATATTGAACTATTTTTTAATAATTACGAAGAATTCAATAATAAAACTAAGTCTCTTACTAATAAAGAAAATATATTTACATCAGACTTTAAAAATCTTACTCAGTATAAAATATTAGATCAATCATCTAACGGTAACCACCCAATAAAATATAGTAAGGAATGGCTAGATTAAATTTTAAAACTCTGTACACTAACGGTGATAGCTGGACCGCAGGTGATATAGTTGATCCTGAGCTTTTTGGAGATAATCTTTCTAAAGTAAACGATCCTGATAATAAACCATATAGGTTGCCAAGAGTATGGCCTCATAAAATAGGAAAAGAGCTTAATATAGAAGTGATAAATAATAGTCATGCAGGAGCATCTAATGATAGAATATTTAGAAGTACTATTAATGATATAGTAAATTTACTTAAAACTAATAAACCAGAAGATTTATTAGTAGTAATTGGATGGTCATCACCGGAAAGAAGAGACTTTTTTTATAAATGGCATGAACAAGATACGGGAGAATGGGAATGCCTCTATCCTGGTGAACTAGAACATTGGACATCAGAAAGAAAAGAGTTATTAGACTTCTACAAGTTATATGTGACAAACCACTGGTATCCTGAAGAATTTATAACAAGACACTGTTTAAATAATATTTCTTTACATTATTTTTTAAAAGGATTAAATATTAAACACATATTTTTTAATAGTTTTTATGAGAACAAAGAAGATGTAATAGATAAAGATAAACACCAGTTATTAGAATCTCCTAAGTTTGATACTTTTATCAATGATTTTTACAACGATACAGATATTAAGACTTTAAAAAGGTTAGAAATTGACAACGTATTAACAGAGTATACTTCTGTTTATAAAAATGTATTTTTTAAAGATACTTTTATTTCTTATTTACTATCTTTTGATATAGAAGAGAAAATATTAGATTACCACCCTACTGAAAAAGGACATGAACTATGGGCAAAGTATTTAAGTAGTTATATATATGATAAGTTTAGAAGATAATTTTAATCAAGTAAGTTTACATAATCCATCTAAAGAAATACTTTCTTTATATGAAGGTGTAACTGAAATAGAAGAATTCGATCCTAGGGGATATAGAATGGTAAGACCTTTATTTTCACATTCCGATATGCCAAGATTTATTAATATAAGAAAGGTTAAAGAAGCTGATTTTAATTGGGATCAAGAATTTATATACCCAGTAGTTTTACATCATAATAATGAATTAGCTGCTAAATACTTAAATCTTATACCTTCTCATATTTTAGAAAAAATTAAATCTAAACAATGCAAATTAGTTTTAGATAATACCATGGAGGGAGATAGAGTAGCTAAGTTTTATACAGCTTTATACAGGTCTATTGATGGGCTAGGTCTTCCTGCATCTCAAATATATTACGTTACTAATAGTTTAGTAGGAGAAGTAGAACATGAAACGTGGAAAAATAAAAATTATAGACAGCATAATAATATAAATGTTATCTCATTTATGTATAATGTTATGGATGTACAACGTTTAAAAGGTTTAGGTCATTTACCCGAAGTAGTAGATATAGAAAAAGAAATACAGTACAAAAGAGATAATTTTTTAAATATAAAAGAGTTTTTAAAAGTTAATAGAACAGGAAGACCCGAACGTAATCTTTTTATGTTTCATATTAATAAAAATAGACTATATGATAAGTTTAACATAAGCTTCCCTGAACTCCCTGATTATACTTATCCTTCTATAAATTTTGGAGATTTACTAAATATTGATAATATAAGGGAAGTAAAAGAAAAATGCCCTATAGATATCGATAAAACTGATGCTACTAACCATGGAGAACCTGGCTTCGGTGAAGGTAAGTTTAACGCAGATTTACCTTTTCAGCCTATACATTATAGAAATACCTTTATAAGTGTAGTTATGTGTGCATTTCCATTTGTTGAAAACTGCTGCCATTTGCATAGCTCTACGTTTAATCCTATATACTGTGGTCATCCTATATTACAGTTTGGTCCTCATAAACATTTAGAAGTATTAAGAAATAATGGATTTAAAACTTTTGACAAATGGTGGGATGAATCTTACGATGAGTTACCAGAAGGATGGGATAGATTTAAAGGAGTTCTAAAAAATATAGATATTTTGAGTAAAAAATCTAAAAAAGAAATATTTGAAATGTATGTAGATATGAAAGAAAATTTACAACATAACTCTGATTTAATTCAGAACTATAACGGCAGTAATATACTAAGACAAAGAATAATTAATGAATAACGATTTTTACAACAGTAAGTTTACTATTAGCGGAGATATAGATGATATTGATATACCATTTAACTTTGACATTTACTCAGGAAGTAATAGTTCAATATATATGCAAATTAAAGAATATGAATTTAATAATGATGAATTTTATGACGGTCATTTAATAGTAAGAGATAAAAGTAAATTAAAGGATATAGATTTAGACAATTTAAATAAATATAAACTTACTCCTAACAATGTATACTTTTATAAAGTTGAACATAGTGGATTTGATTGGGATTGTAAAGTAGATGATAGCGTGATTTTATGCAGCTCCTGGGTAGTACCATTCGTGCTAAACGAACATAAAATTGATAACTCACTGTATGGAGAAATGGCAACCCATAGAGTAGAAATAAAAGAATTTAATCAATGAGAATAGCAGTTTGTATTAGCGGACAACTAAGGAAATGGAAGGTAGGTCACCATAATCAAAAATGGTTCTGGTCTACTGTTAACCAGCCTAATGTTCAGGTAGATTATTTCGGACATACTTGGACTTATAGCGGGGATAGACAAGGAGTATCTCAGCCGTATATTAATAGAGAAGTTAAAGAAGAGGAATTTTTAGAATTCGCAAATGCATTTAAGTTTAAAAAAATCCTTTTCGATGATAGACGTACTCCTTTTTTCTATAATAATGATCATTGGAGTAGTTTATTTTATAGTTTAAGTAAGTCTCTTATGTTAAAAAGAGAGTACGAGATAGAAAATAATTTTACTTATGACGTAGTAGTTAAGTCTAGACCTGATGTAATATTTAGTCCACGAAAGCATTTTGAAATACCTCCACTATTTAACAACTGCCTTCACTCTACTCATGGCGGCCCTATGGGTATGGAGTTTAATAAGTATAATTTTAATGATTGTGTGTTTTTGGGAAATTCCTATACTATGGATCTTTTAACTAATTTATACTTTTACAGACAAGCAGGTATTAATGAAAATACAAAAGGTAATAAGAATATACATCCTTTAGGACCAGGTACATTAATGATGGAATATTTTAGTGAATACGGTATTACACCATTTTTTGATTTATATTTTCAAGAAACGTTGCTAAAAGAGGGAGGTCCTGAAGGTTTAGATTTATTTGATATAAAAGACTATCATATTATGAATAAATATTTTACAGAGTGGTATAATAAATGAAAAAGAAGCTAGCTATTTTTGTATGTTCTAACGGATTAGGACACTTTAGTAGGGTATTAAAAATTACTAAATACCTAACATCAGTTTATGATGTAGATATATATTGCGAAAAATTTCAATACGAAAAGTTTAACCCTAATTCTAATGCTAAATTTATATTCTATCAATTAAGTAATATAAGATGGGATGAAGCATTAAGATCTAACCAAGTTAATAGTGAAAACTATCAAAAATGGTGCGCCTTATATGGACCAGTTAGTTTAAAGTACGATACAGTAATTAGTGATAATATTGTCGGCTTACTTAGGTATAGGTCTGATATTATTTTATCAGGTTCGTTTTTATGGAAGGATGTATTTTATAATAAATTTAAAAATAATAAAATTACCGATTTTGATTCTGAACTACTTGAAAAATATAATCCGTTAATACTTACTAATAAGTATGTAGAGACTGGTTCTTTAAAAAACTATAATAATAAAGTAGGATTTGGATGGGGATGCGATATTAAGAAAAATAATACTTGGGATATATCTAAAAAAATAGTATTAGCTAAACCTAGTCTGAATTATTTAGATTCTTATACTAAGTTTTTAGATAAAATTAATAGCTTAAATTTAAATTTTAAAATAGAAACTAGTGTGCATAAGACTGCTAACTGCACCTTTATTATTAGACCAGGAGTAGGAATGTTAACTCACTGTATTGAAAATAGCATACCAGTATTAGCGTTATATGATATGAATGATTCAAATGAAATAATTGAACTAGCTAAAAAAGTAGATTCTCTTGGTATAGGGTATTCCCATAATATTAATAAAGGTTTTGATATAAAAAAGTTTATGGATAATACAGGTAATACTATTTATAATAAATTAAAATTTGATAAAGAAGGTTATAGAAAGGTAGCTGAGTATATAAAACAATTATAGTTATGAAAATAGGAGTTATAGGCATTGGAGTAGTAGGTACTGCAATAGAACAGGGTTTTAAAGATTTAGGTCATATAGTTAAGACTCATGATATAAAACATAATACTAAAATAGAAAATGTTTTAGATACTAAAGTAGTCTTTTTATGCCTTCCTACAAACCCTAATAGGAAAGGAGAATGTGATACTAAAGCACTCTTTCAAGTAGTAAGAAGATTAAATCATTTAAGATATAAAGGAATTATAGCTATTAAGTCTACCATTATCCCAGGTACCTATAATGAACTTTCAAAAGAATTTGACGAGGAAAGAATGTGTCATGTTCCTGAATTTTTGAGGGAAAAATTTGCTTATGAAGATTTTACTGAAAATCATAACGTTTTAGTAGTAGGAGCACCAAACTTTAATGTATCTAGAATAGTTATTAACTGTCATGGAGACTATCCAAAAAACGTAATTGAACTATCGCCTCAAGAAGCAGAATTTGTTAAATACTATTCTAATGTTTTTAAAGCAGTTAAAATTACTTTTGCTAATTCATTTGGTAAAATATGCGATAAGTTTGATGTAGACTACTCGTCCATATTAAAGGCATTTGAATTAGAAAACGTAAAAGAAACAAGTTATTTAAAATACTCAAAAGATTTAGGAGGTTTCGGAGGAATGTGTTTACCTAAAGACGTACAAGCTCTTTCTAAATTAGTTGATAACGAAGGTATAGAAGTTGATTTATTTAAATTTATATTAGAAGAAAATGACAAATTTATTTAAATCACAAGGAATAAATAAATCTGAATTAAGTGATATGCTTATAGCTAATAATGGTGAAGCTAATAAAACCTTTAATTGGCGATCCTCAGATTCCGAAGACGCTTTTAAAGTAAATGTAAAAGAAGGTGAAAAACTTTATTGGTTAAACAAAAAAATTGAGTACAAATACAATAATGAAGGTTTTAGAGCACCTTACGATTTTAATAATGAAGATAATGGTATAGTAACATTAGGGTGTAGTTTTACAGAAGGAGTAGGGTTACCTTATGAATATTCCTGGGGGTATAAACTAGCTAAACATTTAAATTTAAAACACTGGCAGCTAGCACAAGGATCTATGGGATTAGATACTGCTTTTAGGTTACTTTTAGCATGGCATCAAAAACTAAAAATTAAACAAGTATTCTTATTTGTTCCTCCTATGTTTAGAAATGAATTTATAATTAGTGATAATAATCTGATAAAAATTTATTTAGATAAAGGAGAAGATGTATCATTTATTCATACATTAGGAACTGATTTAGGCAGACAGATATTTGCTAAAATAAAACACGGATATGAAACTTTTTTTAAGTCTATGATTTTTGGTAGTAACCAAAACGAAATAATGAGACAAATGAGAGGAATATCAGCAATTAAAGGACTATGTTGTGAATTAGGTATACCCTTTTATTATCAAACACATAAAACTTTTAACACAGCACCTAATCATAAAATAGCATCTGAAATACCAGATGAAATTTGTCCAGATATACCAGCTAGAGATCAACATTGGGGAGCAAAAGCTCAGCATCTCATCTATACTAACTTTTTAAAATTATATGAAAATAATAACGGGTGAACATATACAAGATTTATGCGGTGTTAGTATAAGCAAAAGAGAGCATAAACCATTAGAGAGTCAAAATCAACTTGATTCTATTGATATAGATAATTTTAATTTTAAAAATTATGATAATCCTTCTATAGTATATGTAAACAGTTCTTTAATTAATAATACTAAACCTAAATTAGTAGAAAGTAGATTATATGAAAAATTAAACCAGTTAAAAAATCCTTTTAATTTAGTTTTACATAATTCTGATGATTCTTTTGACAGTATTCATTTAAAGTACTTTGATATAAAAAATATTAAAAAAATATTTACACAAAACATTAATACTGAACATGAGAGATTATTTCCCTTACCTATAGGGTTAGCTAATTCTATGTGGGATTTTGGAGATATAGAATATTTTTCATCTCATTTAAGTAGTTTACCTAAACAGGATAAGTTTATTCATTTTAACTTTACTGTTGAAGGAGGAGCTCGAAACGAATATAGACCACAATGTTATAAAGCAGCAACCAAAAAAGGAATAGTAAAATCACCAGCTTATAAATTTAACGAGTATGTAAAAGAGATAGCAAGGTATAGATATTGCCTTAGCCCAGAAGGCAACGGGATTGATTGTCATAGGATGTGGGAATGTCTTTATTTAAAAGTTATACCAATATGTCATAGAAATATCTTAACTGAATATTTTTCTAAACTATTTCCTATCGTTTTAGTAGATGATTGGAACGATTTAGACCTAAGCTATTTAACAAATGAATATAAACCAGATTGGTCTAATTATCATTTATTAGATTTAAATAACTACTTAAATTATATAAAATGGTAAGTCACAAACATAAGTTTATATTTTTACATATTCCAAAGTGTGCTGGTACTTCAATAGGAGAAACTTTAAATTCATATTTTGATGAATACTGGAACTATAGTGGTTTTAAGATACACCATGATGATTTAACTGAAAAAATGTTAAAAGAATACTTTGTATTTACTATAGTGAGAAACCCTTGGGATAGGCTATTTTCTCAATATAAGTTTAGACCATGGTTGAACTGTGACCCTTTTGAAGATACAGTTAATAATTTAGAAGAAAAATTTGAATCTGCTTATAATAAGTCTGTAAGAAATATTCCGGAACATATTAATCCTAAATTAGATAATGCGTTTAATAGAGCTAACTGGTTTGATGAATTTGTTCATATACCATCTCAAGTAGAGTTTTTAAACGGAAAATATAATGATAATATGAAAAAAATTTCGTATATTGATTATATAGGAAGGTTTGAAGATTTAGATAGGTCATGGAAGTATATATGTGAAAAACTAAATATACCGGAAATTCCATTACCACATAAAAATGTAAGTGAAGGAGAAAAAGATTATAAAAAAATATATACTGATGAAACAAAAGCTTATGTAGCTAAGAAGTATAGTGACGATATAAAACTATTTAATTATGAATTTTAATTATACCGGAGTTAAGTATTGGGGTGAACGTTTTAAAAAGTTTAACCATTTTGATATTATACCTTATCAAGATGTAGTTGATGCTTATATTAAAACCTCAGATGATTTAAAACCAGATCACGAAAAATTTGGCTGGAATGAAAGACCAATTAATTCTGATAAAGACGAGTTTAAACCCGAAGCTAATTGGAACGGATTTGATCCACTTTACTTTAATGTAGATCCTACGGAAGAAACAGTAGTGATGGCTAAAGCAGATGTTATATCAATGGATATGTCAGGAGTCGGCAATACATGGGATAAATTTCTCTATCTTACCCTGCCTTACGAGTTAATTAATAAACATATGACTAACATGCACGATAATAGTGATGTAAGTACAGCTAGAAACTTTATAAAGGAAGTAGAAGAGACTGTTGGGTGGGAAGGAGATAATTGGAAAGCTGTAGAGAAAAAGTACGATTACCATCATCCTGATACTTCTACCTATACTGATATGTACGAAACTCATACATGCCTTAAGTGGAAACAGGATTTTGATATAAGACAGTATATTTCTATAAAGAAAAATGGTTTATTATTTCCTGTGTGTTATAATAGTATGTACCATATGTTAAGAAGAGGTACTCATAGAGCAGTTTTATTGGCTATGACCAATAGTGATGTTCCTATTTTTTTACAAGTACCTAACGAAAAACATTATAAAGTTACTACACCAGAATTTTTTGGAGGTAGAAAATTAGAAATGTGGGTTGATATTAATGATAAAAAATTAGATTTTAATTTAGTATGAAAAGTATAGCAGTAATAATCCATGCTAGAAGACAGAGTAGTAGATGCCCTGATAAGCATTTAAGAGACTTAGGAGACGGTAATACATTAATTGATATTGCAATAAATAATGTATGTAAAATAGATAATGTTGAGGAAAAGTACTTAGCATCATATGAACCAGAACTTATTGAAAGAGCTGAAGGTAAAATAGATATATTAGAACGAAAGTACGAAGCAGTAGCACCCGGGAATGCTCATCATAGTATAATGTATGAACACCTATCTAACGTAAAAGCAGATTATATTATAAATTATAATCCCTGTCAACCCTTTTTAAAAGTAGAAGAATTACAGAAAGTAATAGATTGGTTTAAAAAATCTCCTTTAGAAAGTGCTATAACTGTAAAAGAGACAAGAAACTTTTTTTGGAAAAATGACGCTAGACCAGTTAACTTTAAACCTAATGATAGGTTATCAACTACAAGTGGACCTTTTTTATGGGAAGCTACTCATTCATTAGTTATGTACAAACGTTCTTATATGTTAGAGAATTGGGAGCTTTTCCCAAACACATTTTCAGATCCTTATCCTTATCTAGTTGAGTGGAAGGAGGAAGAGTTAGTTGATGTAGATACTGAATTAGATTTTAAATTAGTAAAATTATTATATGAAAAAGAAATACGTAATTGATATAGATGATACTATCTGTATAGAGAAAGGCCCGGTAATAAGTAGAGTACCTTACCGTGACAGAATAAAAAAAGTAAATGAGCTTTATGATAAAGGTCATACTATTATTTTTTATACTGCTAGAGGTAATAAAAGCGGCAGAGGAGAGAAGTACTATAGACCAATAACCGAAGCTCAATTAGAGTCCTGGGGAGTAAAATATCACCATTTATATTTCAAACCTTTTGATGCAGACATATTTATAGATGATAGATCTGTTCATCCAGATCAGTTTTTTGATAATGAAGATTTATAAAAATAATAAGGTTAAGTACTGGACTCCGTGTTTTGACGATCTTAAATCTTTTGATATATTAGATATTAAAGATATAAGTTTAAGGTATGATAAAGCTTATGAGTGTATTAGAGATGAGTACGAAACTGTGGAAGAAAACCTAGATTATGACTATAGGTTACAATATGGAGCAATGAAATGGGCAAATCCGGTTGTAGATAACGCTTCTAATATAGTTAAAAGACATTTTAATGATTTTACTAACTCTAAGTTTATATACATAGAACTACCTTATCAGTTATTTGAAGATTATTTCAATACTTGGCTTTATAGAAACCCAGATAATGGTCCTACTACTACACCCTGGTCTAAGATAGAGAAATATATAGATAAAAATGAAGAATGGGGAAAAGAGATTAAAGCATTTAAACATAATAACGGTAAGACTGTAAGAGAGCATGAAGATGTTACTTCGTATGGAATATGGTTAACCTATTTAATTTATGGCTTAGGAACTCCGGTGTTTAATAATGGAAGTTATTTTCCTAAAAGAAATAGTCATAGGATGGCATTTTGCTATAAAAATAAAAGTGATGTACCTTTTTTTTACGAAGTACAGGATGATAGTAATTTTAATTTAGAGTTTGTTCCGTTTAGTTTAAATCCTGAAATAGGTGGATATGATCATGAAAACTTTAAACCAGATGCTGAACTTGATTACTATTTTAAAGATATTAAAAAAGCAGAAGTAGATATAAGAAATAAAAATATTACTTTTTATAATAAAGATAATAATAGTATAGCTAAATATATAAAATGAAACAGTTTTTCAACATAGTATTACCGATGGCAGGAAAAGGGTCTAGGTTCAGAAAAAATGGTTATAAAGAGTCTAAACCGTTTATAGATATTAATGGACGGTATATGATTGAACATGTAATACAGAACTTAGGAATTCAATTTGATAGTAACTTTAAATTTATTATTATATGTCAAAAAAGTGACTTTAATAAATATGATTTTAATTTTATTAATAAATTGATAGGACACGATAATGTTGAAGTAATTACTTTAGATAAAACAACAGAAGGTGCAGCATGTACTTTACTTACCGCCAGAGAGTTTATAGATAATAAAGTTCCTCTATTAAGTTTTAACTCTGATCAAATGATTGATTATGATGCTAATGAAACTTTTAGTAGAATGAGTCTACACGATGGAGGTATGCCTTGTTTTTATGGTGAAAGCGAAGATTGGAGTTATGCCAAAACTGATAAAGATGGGTATGTACTAGAAGTAGCAGAAAAGAAAAAAATATCTAATGATGCAACAGCTGGTTACTACTATTGGAGTAGAGGATCTGATTATGTTAAATACGCAGATCAAATGATTGCCGCAAATGATAGAATAAATAACGAATTTTATGTAGCCCCAGTTTATAATTATGCTGTTAAGGATGGTAAAAAGATAGTTATTACTCATGTTGATAAAGTATATGAATTAGGAACACCTCAATGGTTGGAAGAGTATGCAACCAAGTATTTAAGATTTGCAAATGAAAAAGATTTTGATAGGGGTATATTTTATGAAACTCCTGAAAATGGACTTTTTGAAGTAAGATGGCCAAAAGGCAATCTTAGGTACCAATGGGAGTATAAAGATGGAATAAGAGCAGATGGCATATCTAAGAGCTGGAGACCAGATGGAAGTCTTAAGTATAAAACTTATTGGAGAGACGGTAAAGAATATAAAAGAGAATTAATTAAAAAACAAAGAGTAGCAATATGCTTTTGGGGACAAACCAGAACATATAGTGCTTTAGAAAATTATTATAACTTATATCATGAAAATATACAATTCGATTATTTCATAAGTACATGGGATGATTTTAAAGATAAATCTCCATTAGATAAGTGTACTAAAAAAGAATTTATAGATCCGAATATTACTAAATTTAAAAATAATACCGATAGAGCTACATACTTAATTCATAGGGTAAATAATTTAAAATCAAAACATGAATTAGATAATGGATTTGTTTACGATTATATAGTATGGACTAGAAGTGAAATATTATTTCAAAATGACCAACTACTTAATTTTATAGTAAGCAAATTAAACTTTACTAAGTACGATGAAAACCAAACACCTTTTGAAGTAAATACTTTAAGTGAATTAAGATTAGAACCAGACCCAAATAATAATAATGAAATGGTAGACAGAATAGATGCTGATTATTCTTTTTTTGGTACGTCTTTAGCTTTTGATTTATATTCTTCTATATGGAAATACTATTTTAAAAGCTATAAATGTGATAACTTAGTTCAAAAAGGATTTGGAGGGCACCATGCTCATGCATTAGCTATCAAAAAATTTAACCTAGAACATAAACTGATAAATCCAAATAACGAAAGATCCAAAAAACTCGCACATAAATCCCAGTTCTTTAAATTAAAAAAGAAAGAAGTATGACACAACCTATAACATATGCTTATTTAGAGACTACAAATTACTGTAATCTACAGTGTTCGTTTTGTAATAGACACGAGGTTATAGGAGCACTTCAACATATGCCCCTATCTAAGTTTAGAAAAATGTTAGAAGGGCTAAAACATCATCCTATTACTGAAGCTAAACTTATGGGAATGGGAGAACCAATGCTTCATCCTCAATTTGATGAAATATGTAAAACTTTTAAAGAGTTCTTTCCAAAAGCTTTCTTAATAGTAGCTACAAATTGTCAATACCCTGTAAAACCTCATACTAAAATGGGTATTAAATTCCAGAACTGTATGAAGTATATAGATTTACTTTATTTTAGTATAGACGGATATAAGGATTCTTACGAAAGAGATAGATCACCTGCTAAATGGGGGAAATTAATATCGTTTTTAGATAACTTCCAGTATATGGATAGACATACATGTAGAGTTACCTGTAACTACGTAGTAAATCCACAAAATGTTTACGATATTCCGTTAATACAGGAAAGAATAGTAGAGACTTATAAGTTAGAAGAGTTAAGATTAAATATAGCACAAGATTGGTCTGAAGATAAATCTATGCCTGGTGGCTATTCTGAAAAAGATTTACTATATTTAAAGAATAACTGGAAGGATAATATAAAAGGAAAATCCGATTGGGAATTCCCAGATTGCTTTTGGGTAAAGAATGGTATATATACTACTGTAGAAGGACACATTAAAATGTGTTGTCTTAATACTGGAGCTAAACCTTTCGGAAATTTATTTGAAAATACTATAGATGAAATTAGACAGAGTGAAGATTACTTAAATGTAAAAAATGGGTGCTCATCGAACAAACCCACTTCTCATTGTAAAAACTGTTCGTATAAAGAGTTAACACCTATGTTATCTTTAATTAGAAATTAAGTTATGGAAAAAATAAAATTTAATACGAGATCAGAAAAAATATTAGTTACAGCAGGCTGTTCTCATACACAAGGATCTGCTTTTCTTAAATCCAATTTCTTTAATCCTCAAACAGGTTTAAGAAATAAAAAAGGAGAAAAACTATATGAATTCGCATCTTATAAACTTAAACAAAAATACGGTGAAGATTTTATAACATCAGAATGGTTAACTAAAAACTTAACCTGGAGTGGTAAATTAGCTAAATTACTTAAAACCGATAATGTTTATAATTTTGGTTTAGGAGGGCTTGGTATAGATGGAGTTTGTAGGTCTATATATAATTACACAAAAAATATTGTTTCTTTAAGAGACCATCTCTTTGTAATTCAAGTACCATCTCCTGATAGACAAGAGATAATAGCTAACGAATTTAAGGTACACCAAAGAGTAAATGATCAACTTATTGAAGATAAATGGGGATTAACTAATATTAAGCATTATGCGAATCTATATGGAGATAAATTCGGTTTTGCTAATGATCAAGATTTTAAAAAAGAATACTACTTAAGACACTATAATGCTAAATTTGTACAATCAGTATCTTTAAAGCAATTAATATTTCTACAGCAGTATATTGAAAGTAAAGGAGGGCATGTAAGAATGTTTATTAAACCTTTTACTAATCTTATACCTTTAGAAATAAGCGATGAAGAACAGTATGGTAAATTATATTATAATTTTGAAAGTATAGCATTTCACAGTGAAGAAGTAAAACATTTATCATTTAAAGAGATATATGATACACTAAATATTATTAATTTAGAAGATTTACAAAATTATAGAATTAAAGCTAAATGTCAAAAACAATGGACGTTACATAGCGACGGTACTTTAATAGGGGATCATCATTATAACGAATTAGGTAATAAAGCATTAGCTCAATGTATCTATAATAATTTTGAAAATAAAGAACTTCCTTACGTTTACCAAAATACTGAAAAAAAAGAAGGTAAGAAGGTACTAGGTAAATCTCTATTTTAATGAAAAGCTATTTAAAGGATATTATAAGAAAAGTAGGACAGGAAGATAAAAGTAAATACGAAATTAACCTTTCTCAAAACGAAAGAAATAGTAGTTTACCTGAAACCCTATTTAATAAGTTTAAGGATAGTATAAGCGAAAAAGATTTATTCTTCTATCCTAATACATCTATTCTAAAAGATAAAATTAGTAATTACCACGGACTACAGCCTGATAATATAATGCTTACACCAGGTTCAGATATTGGAATAAAAACCTTATTTGAAGTATTTGATGTAAAAGATAAGAATATTATAAGTACTAATTTTTGTTTTCCTATGTACGATGTATATAGTAGACTTTATCAAACTGAGTTAAGAAAAGCCAGGTATACTAATACTACGTTTAATATAAGAAACCTATATGATAAAATCGATAAAGATACACAGTTTATCATACTAGCTAACCCTAATTCCCCAGTAGGCGACTATTATGACTTTAAAAAAATAGAAAAGCTTTTAGATACAGGTATTTACGTAATAATAGATGAAGCATATCAAGAATTTACTGGAAAAGAAAGTTTTGTTTCGAAAGTTAATAAGTATAAAAATTTAATTGTATTAAAAACTTTTTCAAAAGCTTATGGTGCAGCAGGCTGTAGAGTTGGTTATATTGCAAGTCATAAAGATAATATTGAAATTATAAGTAAATTTAGATTTATGTACGAGGTTTCTAGTATAGGAATGAAGTATGCTGAATTTGTTTTAGACAATATTGAATACTATAACAGGTATATAGACAAGACGATAGAATTTAAAAATAAGACTATAAAAAAATTATCTATGAAGACCATTAAACTTATAGATACCTCAGCAAGCTGGTTTTTTATAGAATCTAATCGTAAAGTAGAAAGAATATTTGATAAAAATAAAGTTAGTTATAGACTTTGTGAATTGCCAATCAAAGGTAAATTTATAAAAGTAAATTATGATTTAATTTTAAAAGATTCTCAACTTATAAAAGACCTACTTAATGTATAATTACAGTAAAAATAGTAAGGAGTCTATGGAATACGTTCTCAAAGAGAGTGATATATACCATGTAACTAAACTACCTGTTAGTTTTGCAGCTTTAGATGCTACTTGTCAAAAAAGCGATCCTGGTTTTCTCTCATTTCAGTGGCTATACGATAGGTTAGGTTTTTTTAATGGTATGGTTGGGTATAATTCTTTTGTTAAAAGAATATTAGAGTTTCAACAGTATGGAGACTACTTAAAATCTTTGAGGCAGAGGTTTAATATAACTCATGAAATGATTAACTGCAACCTTAACAGTAGCCTTCCAGTACATATATCAGTTTCCAAAAAAAAAAATATATCAGAAAAAATAGAATTAGATTTAAGATCAACCTCAGATACAGAATTTGCAGTTACTATACACCCTGGTCAAACAAGAGCACAAGGTAGCGTGTTTTTAAGAGATCCAATTAAAAATGTTATTTTATATATTAATAAAGAACATAAGATAAAATTAAAAAAATATAGTTTTATAAAAAAAATAGAAACTATAGAAGATTTACTTCCTATATATAGAGTTGATAACACATTTAGTAGTGATAAAACCGGTACTATAGATTTTTATATGCCTGGTAGAGAGCATATTAAAGATATAAATAAAGGTTTAAAAAAACATATTCAAAATAATACTCATATTTTAAAAGCAAATGCTATATATTCTGAAAATGAGAAAAAGGAAAAAATTAGTCTACATTCTAGTACGCTTTATTTACCTAAAACATTTACTACAATGAATAATTTCAGTAGAATATTTTTTAATAACGATATAAACATATACGCTGAAAATCAACCTGAAGCAAAAACTATTATACAACAAGGTAGAAAAAGTATTCTGTCTAGGGTATTGAATGATGAATATGGTAAAAAGTACTTTTTAGATGCTACAAGAACAGCATCTCAAAAATTAAAAGAACCTGAACTAAATGGAGGTACAACTTGGGGGAGATGGGCTTCTTTAGGTAAACGTAATCATGATTTTATTCATCATAACTTAACCAATGAAGAAAGTATAATATCAGAAGTAGCGAACGTAATAATTGGACTAGAAGGTAAACCAAAACAAAAATTTTCTGGATTCATTTTACGTACTCCATTTGAAACTAAAATAGACGATTTTAAAGGAATGGTAATGCTTAATGATTATCGAGGATTTTGTATTACTTTAGATACTAAGAAACTTAAAAAGGGTATTAATAGAGATATATACGAACTTTTTTTCTGTATTCCTTCTACTTTTTCAATCGCAAAAACTAAAAACAATAGTATATCTATAATTAACTGTGAACATGAATACTGGAAAACAGAGCAAAATTATAAGGAGTATATTATAAATAATGAATTTTTTCAAGAATGGCAACAATAGGTTTTTTAACTCCATATAAGCATCTTCCTAATTTTTGCAAATCTATCAAAGGTAGGTTTAAAGATTTAAATTTAAAAGACATAAAGAGAAATGATATCAAAATATTTCAAGGAATCGATTATTTATTTGCTGCTCCGAATTATTTAAATTATATTTTAGAAGAAGAAGATATTGAAGGTATGAATTTAAAAGGTATTATTTCTCCATCAACAGGTATAAATCATATTAATATAACGTCTAAACCAATATACAGTATAAAAAATGACTCTATACTTGAAGAAATAACTTCGACTGCTGAACATAATTTATTTCTAATATTATCATTAGTAAGAAACTCTGATAAAATAGAAGAACTCAGTACTAAGACTTTAGGTATTTTAGGATATGGAAGATTGGGGAAAATGCTATACAGCATATGTGAGAATATATTTAAGGATGTAAAAATTAGTGACGATAGCTACACAGATGATGATTTTTTTGAAAAAACTGATATTTTAAGTATTAATATAAACTTAGAAGATAGAAATATAGATTTTATTAATAAAGACTATATTAATAAATTCAAAAAAAATATACTGATTGTAAATACTGCTAGAGGAGAAGTAGTTGATGAAAATGATATATTAGATACTATTACCGAAGGTAAAGTTTTAGGGTACGGTACTGATGTAATAAAAGAAGAGCATACACCTAAAGCAACTAATTTAAAAATTACATCAGATCCTAGAATTATTAGAACTCCCCATGTTGGAGGAACAGCAATCAGTGCTCAAGAAAAAGCATATAAGAGAGTAATCGAAAAATTAAATTAGGTATGACTAATCAACAACGTATAACATTAGACTTTATTTACAACAGTCCAAACTTTAAGGTGTACCGTGGAATTTTAGGTAAAGATGGAAAGTACTTTTCGGCACTAGAGTATATAATAGCAAATAAACCTAAGTTAATTCTTGAATATGGAGGAGGCAAGAGTACATTTATTATAGGTACATTACTCAAAGAATTAAACTACGGTGGCAAAATAGTAGGATTCGAAGATTCAAAAAAGTATTATGACTACCACGTAGCCAAAGGCTATAACGTAGACAATAACATAATATACACCCCAGAGTTTGTATTTGATAACAAGGTTTCTATAAAGGGAAAGACGTTTACTTATATTCACGATTTGGAACCTTATAAAGAAGTAGACTTTATTATTTTAGATGGTCCTGATCAAAGGGTTACTCTTACAAGTATTACTTTAAATTTAGAACTATTTGTTGATTATTTAGAAAAAGAAATTCCTTATTTTATAGACGGACGAGGAGGTACTGTAGACTACTATAAAAAAGTAAAGAAATATAAATCAGAAGTAGTTGATATAAAAAGAGAAGAGTTATATCAAGAACTGTTAAAAGAATATCATGAAGATAATATCTGAGCTTTGCCAAAACCATAATGGAGATAGGGCTATTCTTGAGTCTATGATAGAATATGCTGCTTGTGATAGTGATATACTAAAAATACAATCAATCAAAGCAGATACGCTTTCTAAGAGAGAAGAGTATGAGAACTTCAGACCATATAAAGAAGAGCATAAAAGATTAAAAGGAATTGAATTATCATGGGAAGATGAAAAGTTTTTTATAGATAAATGTAAAGAACATGATGTAGAATCTATGACTACGTTATTTACACCTAATCATACAGAATACTTTAATTCTTTAGGGTACGATAATTTAAAACTATCTGGGTATTCTATTCCGGCATTTGATTATGGTAAAAAATTAAAAGATTTAAACTTTAAAACTCTTTTCTTTTCAGCATCAAGTTTAACTTTGAAAGAAATTGGTAAAACAATAGCTAATCTAAAAAAAATGGATATAGATTTTTATCTTTTAGGATGTACATGTGTATACCCTACTCCCTTAGAAAAAGCTAATCTACAAAATATAGATTTTTATAAATTTTATTTTGCCTTAGATAAGATTGGGTATAGTGATCATTCTAATCCTCATGAAGATAATTTACTTACTGCTAAACTAGCTATATTTCAAGGTATAGATGTATTAGAAAGGCATTTTACAGTCCTAGAAATAGATGAAACTAGAGATGGAAAAGTTTCAATGACCCCTTCAATGTTATCTGAGTTAAAAAGATTTAGTAATTTAACTATTTCTGAGCAATATGAAGAACTTAATGAGTTTAACGAACAGCAAATTTTTAACCATAAATACTATAGAGGAAGATTCGAATGATTTTACTATGCAACGGAGATAGCTGGACAGGTGGAATGGTTCCATCTCAAACACCAAATTTTGATTCTAAAAAAACTTTAGATTGGTATGATATAATACCTCATTTTGGCTATGCGCACAAGATTAATAAACCTATTGGTAAAAATAGCTATAAGTATTACGATTCCTCTGTGTGGCCTAAAGTACTAGGTAAAAATTTAAACTTAGAAACTTGGAATGCTGGTAGAGCTGGAACAGGTAATCAAAGCATAGCATCCAGAACCATTACCAGTGTAGAGTATTTAAAGAAACTAGGTAAAAAAGATATTTTTGTAGTAGTATGCTGGTCTAGTAAGTATAGAGTTCATATATTAGAATATAGTCCTAATTCGAAAAAGTACGGTCCACATAATATTAGACCCCAACATCAAAATGGCTATGCTTTTAAATTATTAAATAAAGAGATTAACGAACATATATTTGTAAATGATTGGATAGAAAATATACTTTTACTACAAAATTATTTAAAAGTAAATAATATAAAATACTTATTTTTTAATGCATTTGATCATCCTGTTATTACTAAAGATAATCCTCTTGGTCATTTAATTGATAATAAAGACTGGGTAAATAATACTATAGAAGAAAGTCATTTCAAAAATTTTATATCAAATAAATATAACACCTCATGGGATACTGATAATAAGTACTTTACACACAGTCATCCTCAAGACATATCACATAAAGCTTGGGGTGAATACTTAGTTGATTATATAGTAAAAAGTAAACTATGAAAAAAGTAATAAATTTAATTATATTTGATTTAGATGGAGTTCTAGTAGAAGCTAAAAATTTACATTTTCAAGCTTTAAATGAAGCACTATCCGAGATAAACCCGGGGTATAAAATAGACTGGAGTGAACACTTAAATAAGTACGATGGGTTAAAGACCTATCAAAAATTAAGTTTACTCTCAGAAGAAAAAGGCCTGCCTAAAGAAGTACATAATAAGGTATGGGAAAGAAAACAACATCTTACTCTTAGTAAATTAAGTACTTTGAAGAAAAATAAAGATTTGATAGAAACTTTTGTACATCTGTATAACCAAGGTTATAAATTAGCAGTTTGTTCTAACTCCATTAGAAGAACATGTTTAACGGTATTATCAAAATTAGGTTTGATAGAATATTTAGATTTAATTATATCTAATGAGGATGTAAAAAATAGTAAACCTCATCCTGAAATGTACTGGAAAGCCATATCTATGATGAGCTGTCTACCCGAAGAAACATTAATTATAGAAGATTCACCATATGGGTTACTAGCAGCAGCCCGCTCTAAGTCCTATATATTACGAGTTAAAAATCCTACTGAAGTTACATATAATAGTATAAATAAAAAATTAAATGAAATAAACATGGGTAAACAACAAGTTACACCAGCATGGAGAGATCAAAACTTAAACGTTCTTATTCCTATGGCTGGAGCAGGTAGTAGATTTGAACAAGCAGGGTATACATTTCCTAAACCTTTGATAGATGTAAAAGGAAGACCTATGATTCAAGTAGTAACTGATAATTTAAATATAAAAGCTAACTATATTTACGTAGTTCAAAAAGACCATAGAAAAAAATATAACTTAGATACCCTATTAAACCTTATAACACCAGGATGTAAAATAGTAGAAGTAGAAGGTGTAACAGAAGGAGCAGCTTGTACTGCACTATTAGCCAAAGAGTACATAGATAACGATAAACCATTATTCTTCGCTAACTCAGATCAGTTCGTAGAATGGGATTCAAATGAGTTTTTATATAAAATGAACGAAACTGAAGCAGATGGAGGTATGGTAACATTTAAAGCTACTCATCCTAAATGGTCATTTGCTAAATTAAACAGTGAAGGACTAGTAACTGAAGTAGCAGAAAAAAATCCTATATCAGATACTGCTACTGTTGGGTATTACTACTGGAAAAACGGCTCTGATTTTGTTAAATATGCTGAACAAATGATCGATAATAATATAAGAGTTAATAATGAGTTTTATGTATGCCCAGTATTTAACGAAGCTATAAAAGATAATAAAAAAATAAGAACCTATAATATTGAAAAGATGTGGGGGTTAGGTACTCCTGAAGATTTAAAGTATTATATAGAAAATTATAAATGATACTAATATCACATAGAGGTAATATAGATGGTCCTAATCCTGAAAATGAAAATAAACCTCCATATATTCTTGATGCTATAATTAAAGGGTATGAGGTTGAAGTTGATTTTTGGTTTTCTAATAATAAATTTTATTTAGGTCATGATGAACCTCAATACGATATACCTATAGAATGGTTAGAAAATAACTATAGAAAATTATGGATACATTGTAAAAATGTAGATGCTATAAATAAACTACATGAATTAGATAGAGGAGGTTTTTATTTAAATTATTTTTGGCACGAAAATGATAAAGTAACCTTAACATCACAAGGGTATCTTTGGGCTTACCCAGGTGTTGACTGTTCCAATGGGATATCTGTTATGCCAGAATTAGCAAAAGATTTTAAACTTAAAAATGTATTAGGTATTTGTAGTGATTATATTATAAATTATGAATAAAATAAAATTAAAAAAAGAGCATTTATTAGAGGTAGAAGAACTATCTAAAATGAGAGCTAATTTAAAGAATGAATTAGCATCTGTACAAGCTACTGAAATAGAATTAGAAAATTCAAAAGACGTTGCACGAGTTAATTATAATAAGGTTAAAGCCTATGAAATAGAATTAGGTAAAAAATTAACCAATATATACGGTAACGGACGAATGAATTTAGACACTAAAGAATTTATTTCAGAATAGTATAATTTTCACCTATCTTCTGTATATTTATATATGTGAATAAAGACCATTATATTTAAAATGGTTTCGATTTTCCTTATATATTTATAATAGACGAAATATAAACTTAACCGAACATGGCAGAAACAATTATCTCCCCAGGTGTTTTTCAAAGAGAAAACGATATCTCTTTTATTAACCCAGCACCAGTTGAAGTAGGAGCGGCAATACTTGGACCAACCGTAAAGGGACCTGTTGAGATTCCTACGGCTGTAACTTCTTATAACCAATACGTAAGACTATTTGGTGATACATTTGACAATGGATCAGCAAAAGATGAATATTTAACTTCTATGGCTGTTAAAAGTTACTTTAGCCAAGGAGGTGACACAGTATTGATTACAAGAATAGTATCAGCATCCAGTACATGGACAAATGCTGCAAATACTCACATTTCATCATCTAAAAATGCAAGTGTACAACCATTCACTTTAGCAACATTAGGAAAAGGAAAAATATACAATGCAGGTACAGGATCTGGCGATGCATTAAATCCAAAAGCCAACTATGCAAATTCTGATAATTCATTAGTTAGCGGATCAAAAGATAACCTTAGATGGGAAATTACAAATAAAAACGAAACTAAAGGTACATTTACCCTTTCAATTAGAAGAGGTGATGATAGCCACAATAACAAAGTAGTATTAGAAACATTTAATAATATTTCACTAGATCCTAATAGTGAAAATTATATAGAAAAAGTAGTAGGTACTCAGAATTCAGCAATCTCTGCTGACGCTACTCAAGTTACTTCTACAGGTGATTATGTAAATAAATCAAATTTTGTTAGAATATCAGCAGTAAATAATAAGACATTAAATTACTTATCAACAGATGGTACAACAGTACAATCATCTTCTGCTGGAGTAGGATTTAAAGATTTACTTCCAATAGCTACCTCAGGATCATTTTATAATGCAAATGGCTTAACAGCAATAGCATCAGCATCGTTAAACTTATATCAAAATATAAGCACAGCGACTCAAGGTCTTGTAGCAACTGATTATAATAACGTAATTACTTTATTAGGTAATAAAGACGATTATAAATTTAATGTAATATCTACACCAGGTTTATTCAAAAATAACCACTCAACACAAGTTGATAATGTTATATCATTAGCAGAGAGCAGAGGAGACTGTATCGCAGTAGTAGATTTATATCCTCACGGAGCTTCAGTATCCAACGTAACAGGACAAGCAGATGTATTAAATTCATCTTATGCAGCAGCTTACTGGCCTTGGTTACAGACTCAATCAGGTACTGGTAAGAACGTATTCGTTCCAGCATCAGTATTTATTCCAGGAGTATATGCATTTACAGATGGAGCAGCAGCACCATGGTTTGCACCTGCAGGATTAGTAAGAGGAGGAATTGTTGGAGTAATTCAAGCAGAAAGAAAGCTTTCTAGATCTCAAAGAGATACATTATATGACGCTAAAGTAAACCCAATAGCTACTTTCCCTGGATCAGGTATAGCAGTATTTGGTCAAAAGACTTTACAGACTAAAGCATCAGCTTTAGATAGAGTAAACGTTAGAAGGCTATTAATCGAGCTTAAAGAGTTTATTGGTAATCAAGCTCAAAATTTAGTATTCGAACAAAATACTATAGCAACAAGAAATAAATTCTTAGCAGCTGTTAATCCATTCTTAGACTCAGTAGTACAGAGACAAGGTCTTTTCGCTTTCAGAGTTGTAATGGATGATTCAAACAATACTGCTGACGTAGTAGATAGAAACCAATTAGTAGGTCAGATATTTATCCAACCAGCTAAAACAGCAGAATTTATAGTACTAGACTTTACAGTAGAACCAACAGGAGCTACTTTTGGTCAATAATTTAAAGAATATAGATATTTATAATAAATAAAGAACATGGCAATACTAGACGCAAACGACATAATGTTTAGAGCTTTTGAACCAAAGGTTCAGAATAGATTTGTATTAAACATTGATACTATTCCAGCCTTTATGGTGAAGAACGTAAAAGCTCCAACTTTTACAGATAATGTAGTAAAGCTTGACCATATTAACTCTTATAGAAAAATTAGAGGAAAAAGAGAGTGGGATGATATAACAATGGTATTATATGATCCAATTACTCCTTCTGGAGCTCAAGCAGTAATGGAGTGGGCTAGACTTTCTTATGAGTCAGTAACTGGTAGAGCAGGTTATTCTGATTTTTACAAAAAAGATTTAACTCTTAATATCTTAGGACCAGTAGGTGATATAATTGGTGAGTGGGTAATCAAAGGAGCATTTTTAACAAATGGAGACTTTGGTCAATACGATTGGTCATCTGATGAAGTAGTTGATTTATCAATTACAGTAGCAATGGATTATTGTATACTAAATTACTAAGAATCATACATACATTTTAAATTAACCCAGCAAGTCTGGGTTTTTTTATGTAAAATAGTTGTTTTCAAAATATTTTTTTACTATATTTATTATAGAACCGGTTTTAACTAAATAAAATTTATGGAATCAAAGTTTAAAATACCTACAGAAACGGTAGAATTACCTTCTAAAGGGTTATTATATCCTAAAGATTCTCCTCTAGCAAAAGGTGTATTAGAAATGAAATACATGACAGCAAAAGAGGAGGATATCTTAACAAATCAAAATTACATCACTAAAGGTACTGTTATTGATAGATTAATTAAGTCATTAATAACAACTGAAGGATTTAATTATGATAATTTATTAATTGGAGATAAAAATGCTATTATGGTAGCAGCAAGAATACTATCTTACGGCCCTGAATATCAAATTCAGCATAATGGTGAAAAAGTTACAGTCGATTTATCTAAAGTTGACAGTATTGCTATAAAAGACGAAAATTATAAAAATGGTAATAAGTTTGATCTCAAATTACCTTCTGGTAATGAAGTAGAATTTAAATTACTTACACATGGTGACGAAAAAGCAGTAGATAGAGAAATTGCAGGTTTGAAAAAAATAGATAAAAATTCTTCGCCTCAAGTAACTACTAGATTAAAAAGAATGATATTATCTATTAACGGATCGTCTGAAGTTAAAGATATAAGAGAATTTGTTGATAAATATATGCTTGCAACAGATGCTAGAGCACTAAGGAAAGAGTATTCTAGGTTGCAACCAGATGTTGATCTTACGTTTAATTATACTAATGAAGACGGCGGTGAGGAGGACGTTGCTATACCCATAGGGATCGGCTTTTTTTGGCCTGACTCAGGAGTATAGACCTTCTTTATTTACTCAAATTCATGAAATAGTCTTCCATGGTAAAGGAGGGTACGATTGGAATACTGTTTATAATATGCCAATATGGCTAAGAAAATGGACATTCCAGAAAATTAAAGAATTTTACGAAGAGCAAAATAATGCCAATAAAAAAGCATACGATAAAAGCTCTAATAAGAAAAGAGGTGAATTAGCAAGACCTAATATTAAACCTTCTTATAGTACAAAGGCTTCAAACAAATAGAAGCCTTTCCTATTTATATTATATAACCTTATATAATTTATGGCAACTGATAAAGCTAAACAAAATTCTGAAGAGGTAAAAAAGAATACCCAAGAAACTGCAGCCGCAGCAAAGACCTTTAAGGAAACCTTAAACGACCTAGCCAAAACGTTAACCGGTATTGAGGTAACGATGAAAGAGATTACCGCTAATAATAAAGAAGCGGCTAAATATGCTGGGGATAATGCTACATTAGTTGATGAAACCGCTAAACTTCAAAAATCTATAGCTAATGATGTAGGAGCAATTAATGAAATAGCTCGTAAGACTGCCGCAGGTGAGAAACTCACAGTAGCACAAAAGAAAAAAATACTACAGTTTGAAGCTAAGAGAACTAAATTAAATGACTTACAGGGGATATATCAAGAGCGTTTAGTTAATGCTGAAGGGGAAGAAGAAAAACAGCTATTAAGATTAGTAGAAAGAAATACAGATTTTGTTGATAAAACAGATGAGGCAGTAAAAGCCTTTGATAAGTTAAAAGATATAAATGAAGACTTAAACGAAAAGACAGGCTTTTTTGATTCATTTTCAGAATTTGCCGATAAAATACCTGGCTTAGGTAAAGTATTTGGAGAATTAGGTAAAGCATCAAAAGCTTCAAGAAAAGCAGCATTAGAAGGAGGAGACGCTTTTTCAGCAGGAGCTGCTCAATTAACCGGAGCCGCTGGTAAATTAACAGGTTTATTTACTTTAGGACTTTTTGTAAAAGGGATATCTAAAGGACAAGAAAAAATAACAGCATTAGCTAAAGATCTTAATATTACTAGAGAACAAGCTAATGAACTTAAATCAGAGTTTGTAGGTATAGCTGCTGCAACCCCTGGTATAGTATCTAAAGATTTAGTAGCCTCAACAACAGAGTTTTCCAAACAAGTAGGATTCTCAGCTAAATTTGCTAAAGAAGATGTAGTAGCATTTACAACTCTGACACAAAAGTTAGGTTTAAGTGCTGAACAAGCAACTCAATTAGCTAAGTTTTCTGCAGCAACCGGTACTAGTATTTCAGAAATGAATACACAAATGGCAGGTTTTGTATCTCGTCAAAATTTAGCCAATAATACTACTATAAGATTTCAAGATGTATTTCAAGATATTGCAAGTTCTAGCTCAGCTACTAGTTTAACAGCGGATAAATTTGCAGGAGGTATTGAAAAAGCAGCATACCAAGCAAGAAGATTTGGTCTTTCAATGCAATTGCTTGAATCTGCTGGTCAAAATTTATTAGACTTTGAAAGTTCTATAGCTAATGAATTAGAAGCTGAATTACTTACAGGAAGACAGTTAAATTTAGAAAGAGCAAGAGCAGCAGCGTTAACTGGTAATCAAGCAGTACTTGCAGAAGAGATAGCTAAAAATGTAGGAGATATAAATCAATTTCAAAGCCAATCAGTATTAGCACAAGAAGCACAGGCTAAAGCTTTAGGAATGAATAGAGATCAGTTAGCTGATATACTATTACAGCAAGAAACTCTTAAAAACTTTACTGGAGATCAAAATGCATCATTAGCTGAAACAGTAAAAAATAGACAGGCTGAAATAGATGCTGCTAAAGAAGCAGGTGATTTTGATAAAGCTAAAAGATTAGAAAACGAATTATTAGCTTCATTAGGAGATGATCAATTATCTCAACAAGTAAGAAATAGAACTTTAGCTCAAAGACAAGCCGAAGCAATGGAAAAATTAGCAGACGCTGCTGGTAAGTTTTCTCTAGCTTTTGATAAAGTCGGAGCTATATTTGATGCAATAGGATCTGCTCCTAACGATATGGTTGTAGGCCTAGTAAAGGTAAGTAATAAACTAATGGCACTCGGTAAAATGTTTGCTAAGAATATTACCGCACCAGCTACTTTTGCAATGAAACAGTTTAAATCTATTGGAAAGTACTTATCCGGTGCTGGTATTAAAGCAGCATCAAAAGGTGGTATAAAAATGATCTTAAAAAAAATACCGGTAATAGGGTTACTTGTAGGAGCTTATTACGGAATTAAGAGAATGATAGGAGGTGATGTGATTGGAGGATTATTAGAATTTGGTTCTGGTATTGCTTCTTTATTCCCCGGCTTAGGTACAGGTGTATCAGTAGCAATAGATGCAGGGTTAATGGCATCAGATGCAGCAGGCTTAACCGGTCAGAAAAAGATAGCTAATAATAAAAAAGAAAATCCTTCAACAGGTCCAGCCGAGTCAGATTTTATCAGTAGACCTGGTGGCGGTATTACATCTTTCAATAAAGGTGATTTAATACTAGGCGGTACAAATCTAATGGGAGGCGGAGATGGAATGAATCAGATGTTAGAAAGACAGAATCAATTATTAGAACAAATATTAAATAAAAGCAGTGACGTTAAGATGAATACTTATTCAGTTCAATCAGCGCTGGTTGTAGATAACTTTAAAAACGGATAAAAAACTATTTATAAATAAACAATTATGGGAATTTTAAAAAAATTTGAAGAAAGTCCAACTTCATTAAGTAGAAAAGGAGTAACTCCTGAAAATTTACCAGGAGCAAATAAAGCTTCTGCAATACATACTAATGAATTAGAAAGATCTTTTGATGGACAATTAGATTTAGATGGTAAAACTCCTTCTTCATACCAAACAAAAATTGGTGGTTTGAAGTCGGGTAATGCATAAAAACTAAAATAAGTGGGTATATTAAGAAACTATATTAATAACGGAGTCCCTGTGGCTAACCGTATAAAGTTTGAATCTGGTAATAAACCTTTGGTCGTTAAAAACGTACCTCTGGTTGCAGATGCTAAAGTACCTACATACACTACTGAGGCTAGTCGAAGACTTACTGATTTAGAAAGAGTAGCAAAGTTAATGATTAAACCAGAAGGTTTAAAGTTTTTAGCTAATAATGCTGCCTTAAAACAACTTCAGTTTAAAACTGATACTAAAAAAAGCCCAGCAGGTAAAGTACTACAAAGAGTAGGTCAAGGTTTAGCAGATACTGCTAAGTTAATTGGTTCTACTTTAGCTCAAACGCCAGTTAATGGAACCGGTATTCATTTTGTTCAAAGCTTTGCTGGTATAAAAGGAACTTATTTAGAAGAAAAAGGACAGATAGAACAAGGAGGTGTTCCTCCTCATGTTATGGTATCACCTGGTTTTGCTCCTCTTTTTATAAAAGATGATAGTGATAATGATAAACAACTTACCGGTAAAGTTCCTATTAGTACAGCAAATACTAAAAAAAATGAATCTGTTAAAGTTGATGGACAGCTAAGTGTTAAAGGCCCTGCTGGTAAATTATACCCTACTAAACCAAAGCCTGGTTCTCAATTTGTAGGAGCCGACGGTACTTACAATCTAGACGGCACACCAATTGCTCAGAATACAGCATTTGGAGGAATAACAGGTGACGATGAAGTTACTGAAAAAGATGAAAAAGCAACCGCATTACCTATTAGGATAAATCTCGGAGATCCCGGATTACCTGTGAATGATGAAAATGAAAGTTTGAGACAAGATCAAATAAACCTATTAGGACCTTCCTCAGAAAAATTAGACGGTACAAAAGAAGCTAGAGATTTAATAAAATTTAGAATAGAAGTAATTACTCCTGGAGATAAAAACTCTGAGCCTAAAGTAAAATATTTATATTTTAGAGCTTATTTAGATAGCTTTACTGACGGATTTTCTGGTAAATGGAATAGTTACAATTATGTAGGAAGAGCAGAAAATTTCTATACCTATCAGGGTACAGATAGAAAAGTAAACGTAGGATTTAAAATATCAGCTCAATCATCAAAAGAAATGAGACCATTATATCAAAAGTTAAATATTTTAGCTTCTTCAACTACTCCGACTTATGATAATAATTTTATGAGAGGTACACTAGTTAGGCTCACAGTAGGAGACTATTTACATAGACAACCAGGTTTTATTGATAAAGTAGATTTCAAATGGGATAAAGACTACCCTTGGGAAATTGCTATGCAAAGACCTGAAGGTGAAGAAAGAGATATTCCTCATCAAGAATTACCTACTGTATTAGATGTTAGTATAGGATTTACACCAATACATAATTTCATACCTACATCTCAATATACTTTACCTTCAACAGAACAAATAAAGAAAGGAGAAGGAGTAGTAACCGGTCCAAGATATGTTTCTTTCGGTTCAGATAAAAGTAAAAACAGGTATATAAAACAGTCAAATGAATAGATACGAAACCATAGAAAAATTTAAAACTGAACGAGGGAAAACTTATATAACTAATCCTATATACCCTGCTATTCCAGAATCAGAAGATGATATCTATATTATAGCAGGTATTGCAGATAGATATGATGTTTTAGCGTTAGAGTTTTATAATGATTCTTCATTATGGTGGATAATAGCTTCTTCTAATAATCATCAAAGAGCATCTTTAAACGCTACACCTGGTAAACAACTAAGAATACCAGCCGATAAAGCATTAGCATTAAGATTATTTGAAGAGGTAAATAAAAGTAGATAGTTATGTCGTTAGGATGGACACCAAACTCAGTAATACATACTGGCTTATCAATTAAAACTTTAAATCAGATAAAAAAAAGAGGAGAAACTCTCAAAAAAGTATCTGGTAGAACTACTAATGATCTAATTTATCTCAATAGTAAAACCAGTTGGGTTAAAATATCATCAGCAGTAGATGTAGATCCAGATGGAGGAAATAAGTTTTCTAGTCAAACTGCTAAGTCTAACGTATTAGCAGGTGGGGTATTAAATAGTAAGCAAAAAATGAGAGCAGGTATTTTTAATAATACCGATGATGCTTATATTTTAGATAGTGTTGGAAGTGGTTATAGACCTATACCCGGAATTACAGGATTTCAATCAGAAATATTAGGTACTTATGGTACTTATCAAAGAGTAGCAATAGATTTTCAATGTAATAGCATAGACCAGCTATCAGTAATGGAGCAACTTTACTGCAGACCAGGTATGAATTTATTAGTTGAATGGGGGCACACTATATATAAAAAAAATAATGGTGAAGTAGTAACCACTATACAGACTATATCTAACTTTTTTGACAATATAACTAGCGATAAAGAAAAAGAAAATAACAAAAAAAGAATATACGATCAAATAAATACTCTAAAAGAAAATAGCGATGGTAATTATGATGGATTCTTAGGACGTATAACTAACTTTAATTATAAGTTTAACATTGACGGTACATATAACTGCCAAGTAGTAGTATTAGCTCACGGTGCATTATTAGAATCAGTTAGATTATTAATTAGTTCTACAACTTCTGAAGACACAACAACCTCTACAGCAAATATTGCTAAAGATATATCTAGATTTACAAAATTTTTTAATATTATATTAGATCAAGGTTTATTAGGGACTACAGAAGAAACTATTAAAGCTTTAAAAGACGGAATTGCTGAAGATTATAATTTATTTGAAAAACGACTAGAAAAAAGTAAACGAGACTTAAAAATACTGTCTATTGGAAAAGCAACAGCAGAAGGAGAAAAAGATGAAATAATAAAATTTGTACCATTATCAGTCGTATTAGAAATGATTAACTTAATATTCTGTCCTAAGAATGATGTTGATGAAGATATTAATGATGTTGAATTTTACACAGAACAAGGAGATAAAGAAACATCTTACCTTACATTCCCAGGTCATTTTTCGATTAATCCAACAATATGTTTTCTTCCTAAATCAAGAGCTTTAAATTTTCCACTTTCATACTTTTTTACCAACGCTGATTCTTCTATATTACCTTCTAGACAAGATGATATATTAGATATTATGGTGAGTATAAACTATATATTGAAAGTATTTAACGACATGATAGATCCTAGTAAAACTGATAAAAATGATCAATCAGTATACGATTTTGTCAGAGTAATTTTAAAAGGAATAACCGATTCTTTAGGGGATATAAATTTATTTGATTTTCATTACGAAGATCAAGAAGATAAAGTTTATATAGTAGATAGAAAAATAACTCCTCAATCAAAAGATATAAAAGATTCCTTATTAGAAATTAGAGGTACTGAAACTTCTATGTTTAATTTCTCAATTACCAGTAAAGTACCTGCTAATTTAGCTACAACTATGGCTATAGGAGCTTCAGCTCAAGGTACTGATTTAGGTGAAGATATGTTAAATGTTCAATCATGGAATAAAGGTTTAAGAGATAGATTTAATCCTAATCCTGGTTTTTTAGGAGATAATACTAATGAAGATCAAGCAGAAGATAGTATATCACAGCAAAAATTTGGTAAACTTATAGACTATATATGTGATGTAGATAGATCTGAAATAATTGAAGGATCAAATGGTAAGTTAGAAAAGAAAATTAGAGATTCAGCATCAACTCAAAACGACCCTTTTTATTATATTAATTATAATGCAAACGATGCATCTGCTATTAGACCGGTGTATAATAAAGTTATGCAAGATTTATATAAAGCTCAGACTAAAAAAGAGCAACAAAATGCAGCAGGATTAATTCCTATAAATGTGGATTTTAGTATGATAGGAATTTCAGGATTTAAAATAGCACAAGCATTTACTATTCAAAAAGGAACTTTACCTGCTAAATATGATGATAAAGTAGGATTTATTATAAAAGGGCTATCTCATGTTATCGGATCAGATAATAAATGGAAAACAGATATAACCGGTCAAATGTGTATTCTTTCTCAAGCTGAAATTAAAGGAAGAGAAGATTTCAACATAGATGATTTTATAACCGAAGGACTAAAGGTAACGGAAACACCAGCACCAGATACTCCTATATTATTCTGGCCAATATCTACTTCATTTAATCCATATAAATTTTCTGAAAATGGATTAGGTTCAGTAGGTAAAAGAAATTTCATTGATAGTAGCACTAGAGAGGGAGCAGGTACTACCGGTTCAGGTAAATTTGGAGCAAAAAGAGGAGCACGTCAACATGCAGGATTAGATATTATAGCGAAATCTGATAGGCCTATTATTGCTCCTATAGATGGTTCTGTAAGGTTTATAAATGAGTTTACAGATAAAGGTGGACACGGTATAGAAATAACAGGTAAAGGTGACTATTTAGGGTATTCAGTTAAAATAGGATACATATACTTAGGTTATAATAAGGAAAGTATAGAACCCCTGTTGGTTAAAATAATCAAATTAGGTTTAAATACTAAATCAAATCAAGTAACAAAAAATATATTTAAAGAAACAGTTAAAGCAGGAGAATTAGTATGTTATGCAACCGATATGGTAAATGGTTCTTTGAAAACAACCTCAGATGGGATAGTTACGACTAATAAAAATGATATCCCTAATTTCTTCCCAGGATATGGAGGAGATATGACAAATCATATTCATTTAGAAATAAGATATAATGGAGCATTAATAAACCCTGTTAAAGCACCTTATCAAACTAAATCAATAGTCTAATGTACATACCAATATCAAAATATTCAAAAGCAAAATATTCAAGAGGAAATGATTTTACTAAATCTGATGGAACGTTCTATGTAGGTTGGTACTTTACAGATATATCAGGTAATTTTTTTGCAGGTAAAAAACCTTCAAATACTTCTTTTAGTTTAACTTTAGCAAATTCTGAATTAACAGCTCCAATACCAAAAATGGAATTTACAGGAGAGTATATACAACCAAAAGAAGCTGATTATGATAACGGTTACTTCCTCAGATTTTTCCTACAAGATAAAAGATCTAAAAAGATTATAGAAGTAAAGAAAGAAAAATTTGATTTTTTAAAAAAATATAACTATATTATAAATTTACAAATAAAATGGTTGTTAGTAGGTCCTATTGAAAATATTAATAAAGGACCTTATATTTATTTTGGTTCAGCAGCTAGAAATAAAGAAACAGTTATGAATCAATCTGTAATAGATTTTCCTAAAAATTACTTTAAAAACTATTACGAATTCATTATAGAAGAGGATATTGAATTAACTCAAAAACAGATATCTGATCCTGAATTTGACCCTATAGTTAATGAAGAAAAAAGATCTTCTGGTTATTAGTTGGTAATTTAAAATAAATTACTTATATTATTAAAAAGGTTATAGAGTGTTTTACATATCAGAAACAGAATATCAGTTAGAGCGTTTAAAAAACTTAGCTAGATTCGGAGCTTTTGTTCATATTATATCTTCTAACGATAATTACCATCCTAAATTAGCAAGTACTATAGCAGTTTACTTAAGACCAGTTAATAGTAAACATGGTTTTATCATTCCTATAGATCATGATGAAGGCTTAAATGTTACTAAAGAACGTGTCTACAAACTTCTACAGGAGTTTAGTACTCTTTATACAGTTGATAAGAAAGAATTGCTATATCACTTTAATATACAGGGAGCAATTGATCTTTCTTTACTATATTCAATGACGAAATTTGAAAGGTTAGAATACTCTAAAGAAAATTCTACTTTAAACTATTTCTACCATAAAAATAGAGACTTTGTAGAAATAAATAAATTAATTCCTATTACTAAGTTATATGAATCTTGTGAAAAACTATACGATCAAGTTAAAGCTATAGTAAAATATAAAATACCTACCGGATTCGATTTTTATAATATAACCGGTATTAATGTTTTCTATTTAATCGAGCAAACTGGATTAGGAGTTTATTATGAAGCTTATAATGAATTATTTAAACCTCGAAATCCTTTATACAATACTGTTAATAACACAGTTCTGACCTACTACAACCTGTATAATGTTACATCTAGACCTACTAATTCATATAATAGTGTTAATTACGCTGCTATCCCTCACTCTGAAAAGCATAGAAAAACCTTTAAACCGCAAAACGATTACTTTGTAGAGTTTGACTTTGACGGTTATCACTTGCGACTACTTTGCGAACAGATTAATCACCCACTTACTAATGAATCCGCTCATAAGCAGTTAGCAAAGTTATACTTTGGTAAAGAAGAAATTACAGATGATGAATACAGTAAAGCTAAACAAATAAATTTTCAAGCTATCTACGGTAAGATACCAGAAGAGCATGCATCTTTAGATGTTTTTGTAAAAATAAATAAGTTTATTCAAGATTTATGGAAAGAGTTTGAAAAGAAAGGAGAAATAAAAGCTCCTATTAGTGAAAAACCCTTTACTACTAAGTTAAAAGACATGCATCCACAGAAATTAATGAATTATGTTATGCAATCGTTGGAAACTTCAAGAAATATACTTATATTAAAAGAAGTACTCAAGTACTTAAGAGATAAGAAATCAAAAATAGTTTTATACACGTATGATGCTATTTTATTTGATTTTTGTAAAGAAGATGGAAAAGAAACTTTAGAGGATATTAAAAATATACTAGAAGAAGGTAAAAAATACCCAATAAAGTTTAAATATTCCAATAATTTAGTTTTGTAAAACAGTTTAATATTTATATAAAATGGCAAATGTTATAGCCTCCAGGTTCGATTACGATTTAGAACCTTTATATTTAAACGAAGATATGAGTAATAAACTGTTCTGTACTTTTGCTACAGAAGATTCGCTTGAGAGCGTACTTGAACAAATTCAAGAACGTTATAAGATAATTTATAATAAAATATTCGTTCTTTACTCTAAGAGTCAAGATGAATATATTTGTACTTATAATGTTGATTTTGGCAATGTAGGAGCTTTTTTAGAAAATACAATTCTAGTCCATAGAAAGAAAGAATCTAATACTCTATATACTATTAATGCTTTAAATACTTTAATTAAAGAATTAAATGGAGGAGTCTTAGATACTACCTATAAAGTAACCTGGACAGATTACAGAAATTGTATACTTCTTACCAAAGGTCCAGATCTCAAAAGAATAAACACAAAATTATACAAAATTTTAGAGATATAGTTGGATAATAGAATATTATTACCTATATTATATTAAACGTTATAATTAAAATAAGTTATATTATGGATTTAAATGCGATCAAGGCAAAATTAGACGCCTTAAACAACGGTAATCAGCAACAAGAGAAAACTGATTACACAAAAATCTTCTGGAGACCTGAATTAGGTAAACAGACAGTAAGAATTGTTCCATCGGCTTTTGATCCCACTTTTCCTTTTAAAGAGTTAAAGTTTCATTACGGTATAGGGAAGTACCCAATGGTAGCTTTATCGAATTTCGGTAAGCAAGACCCTATAGAAGAGTTTGTAAAGGAGCTTAAAAAGACTTCGGATAAGGATAATTGGTCATTAGCAGGGAAACTTAACCCTAAGACTAGAATTTTCGCACCTGTTATAGTAAGAGGTGAAGAAGATAAAGGTGTAAGGTTATGGGGATTTGGTATTACCATTTACAAAGCATTATTAGCATTAGCTGAAGATGAAGATGTAGGTGATTTTACTGATGTAATCAATGGTTGGGATATGATTGTTGAACAACAACAAGGTAACCCTTACCCTACTACTTCGGTTAGAATTAAACCAAAACAATCACCTTTATCAGATAATAATGATTTAGTTGATTCTTGGATTAAAACTCAACCTAATCCGGTAGAGGTTCATTCTCAATACGATTATGATTTTATTAAAAAACAACTTCAGAATTATTTGAATCCTGGATCAGCAGAAGAGAATACTCCAGTAGCAGGTTCGGAATCAAGCAAGCCAGAAAGCTCAGGAAGTCCTCAAAAGACTGACTTTACTTTGGAAACAGCTACCGCTGGCAACAAAGACACAGTTAGTAAATTTGATGACCTATTTAACGAGTAAAAATGGCAAAAAAGAAAGAAGAAGTAAAAGCAAGAGCGACCTCTGCAGTACGTAAGTCGTTCAACTTAAGCAATTTTAAGAAAAAGAAAGGGTTTTCAAACTCTTCTGTAAAGTTTAAAGAACAAGGTTGGATACCTTTATCTAAAGCTTTTCAAGATATTACTTCCCTACCCGGTATACCTACCGGTCACATTTCTCTTTTAAGAGGACATAGTGATACGGGCAAAACAACTGCCCTAATTGAAGCTGCGGTGAGTGCTCAGAAATTGGGCATTCTCCCAGTCTTTATTATTACTGAGATGAAGTGGTCATGGGAACATGCTAAAGAAATGGGACTAGAAGTTAGCGAAGTAACTGATGCAAACGGTACTATCACTGATTATGAAGGTCATTTTTTATATGCTGATAGAGGTGTTTTGAATACTATAGAAGATGTAGCAGTATATATAGCAGATCTTTTGGATGAACAGGCGAAAGGAAATCTTCCTTTTGATATGTGCTTCTTATGGGACTCTATTGGCTCTGTTCCTTGTGATTTATCAGTTCGTTCTAATAAGAATAATAACGAATGGAATGCAGGAGCTATGTCTACTCAGTTTGGAAATAACTTAAATCAAAAGATTCTTTTATCTAGGAAAGAAAATTCTCCTTATACAAATACTTTAGTAGCAATTAATAAAGTATGGACTATGAAACCAGAGCACCCTATGGGTATGCCTAAATTACAAAATAAAGGGGGTATGTCTATGTGGTATGATGCAACCTTAGTAGTTACCTTTGGTAATATTACTAATCCAGGTACGTCTAAAATCAAAGCTATTAAAAATGGTATGCAAGTAGAGTTTGCTAAAAGAACTAACGTCCAGATAGAAAAGAATCATATTGGAGGAGTACAGTCTAGAGGTAGAATAGTTATGACGCAACATGGTTTTATAGCAGACGATAAGAAAGCTATAGATAAGTATAGAGATGCTCATAAAGAACACTGGTTAAAATTAGTTGGTAGCTTAGATTTCGATCTAGTTGAAGAAGGAGATTTAGAAGAAGAGAAAATCACTACTAATTTACTAGACTAGTGGCATACGATAAAATACTAAAGAACTTAAAGCAGACCCCACCCCGAGAGCTAAATGATCACATTATGGTGATCGATGCTATGAATATGTTAATTCGTAGCTTTTCCCTGCTCAAAGCAATGAGTCCAACAGGTCACCATATTGGAGGCCTAGTTGGCTTTTTGCGATCTTTAGGATATGTTACTAGAATATTTGATCCTACTAGAGTAATAATAGTATGGGACGGTAAAGGAGGTTCCGGAAATCGTCAAAATATAGACCCTAATTATAAAGCTCATAGAGCTAATACTAGAATTACACATTGGGGATTATACGATACTAAACAAGAAGAAACTGAAGCACTAGTAGGACAATTATTTAGAACAAAAGACTATCTTGAATGCCTTCCAATACATCAAATTATGATGGAAAAATTAGAGGCTGATGATATTATAGCTTACTTAGCTCAAGAAGCTACTAATAATAAAAAGAAATTAACCATTATTTCCTCAGATAAAGATTTTTTACAGATGATAAATAAGCATGTAGAAGTATATGCTCCTGTAAAGAAAAAAGTATATACTGAAAAAAATACTAAAGAAGAAATAAAAGTAATACCAGGGAATTATAATGTAGTAAAAGCATTACTAGGAGATAATTCTGATGGTTTAAGCGGAGTGAAAGGTTTGGGTATAAAAACTATAGTATCTGAATTTCCTGATATAGTAGACAAACCAAACACTACATTAGATTACATATTTGAGATATGTGAAAAAAATCTAGAAGGTAAAAAAATATTCTCTAAAATTATTCATCAATGGGATAAAGTAGAAACTAATTTTAAATTGATGAATTTACATGAAAGTGTGTTGGATAATAGAGAAAAAAATACTATATTAGATATTATAAAAAGTGGCGTACCTGATCTTCAAGCAGGAGCATTTTTACATCTATTAGATTCTGATAGAATAGAGGGTGTAACGAAAAATACTGAAGGTTGGCTAGAAAACTTTAGGGGTTTAACGGTTTTTAAAAAATAGGTTATTATGACATTAAAAAGTCTTCAACAGTACGGTAAAGCATTTCAATTAAAAGTGCTAGGGTCATTACTTACTGATAAAAAATTCCTACTTAACGTTAGAGATGTACTGTATCCGGATTATTTTGATGCTGATTCTCATAAGTGGATTATCACCCAGATTGTAGAATACTTTGATCAATATCATACCATAGTTACTATGGATGTTCTTAAAGTAGAGCTTCATAAAGTAGAGAATGAAGTACTACAGGTAGCGTTAAAAGAAGAGCTGAGAAATTCTTATGCATCTTCTCGAGATGATCTTGATTATATTCAAGAAGAGTTTACTAATTTTTGTAAAAATCAAGAGATGAAAAATGCTATTTTAAATTCTGCTGATTTACTTAAGTTAGGAGATTTTGATGGTATTAGAGGTTTAGTAGAAAAAGCTATTAAAGCAGGGATGGATAAAAATATAGGACATGAATATAACAAAGATATTGAAACTAGATATAGAGTCGATTATAGACCTACTATACCTTCTCCTTGGTCCCTACTTAATGATGGATTACAAGGAGGCTTTGGACCAGGTGACTTAGGAATAGTATTTGGTAGCCCAGGAGGAGGAAAATCTTGGACTATGGTAGCAATAGCAGCACATGCTGTTCAATTAGGATATAAAGTTAATTACTATACCTTAGAGTTAGGAGAAGATTATGTAGGTAAAAGATTTGATTGTTATTTTACTGGGTATAATATTGACGAAATAAATAAACATAGAAAAGACGTTCAAGCGTATGTAAATAATTTAAAAGGTAAATTAATAGTAAAAGAATATCCACCTAAAGGAGCATCTATATCTACTATTAAAGCTCACGTACAGAAATGTGGAGATATGGATCATAAACCAGATATGATTATTATTGACTATGTAGATTACTTAAGAGCTCCATCTAAGAGTAAATACTCAGAACGTAAAGACGAAATTGACGATAATTTTATAGCTACAAAAGGTTTAGCTAAAGATTTAAAAATACCTATCCTTACACCTTCACAGGTTAATAGAATGGGTGCTAGAGATTCTGTTATTGAAGGAGATAAAGCAGCAGGATCATACGATAAGATGATGGTAGCAGATGTTTGTTTATCGCTATCTAGAATGAAAGAGGATAAAGTACTAGGAACCGGTAGAATTCATGTTATGAAAAATAGATATGGACAAGATGGTATGACATATAACATTAAGATGGATACTAATAATGGACATATTGAATTCGAAGGTAAAGCAGATCCTTCAGATTTAGTACCTGACGAGTCAAAACCAACGTTTAATTTAGATAGTGCGACTCTGTCAAAAATATTTGAAAAAAAGTAAAAATAATATCAAGAAACATGAATATATATGATATTTATTTTAGAGTCCTTGGGAGAGCCCTTCCAGGGATCTTTTTGTCTAACCTAACGAGTAATATATAAAGATATATGAGTATAATAAAAGAAAGAATAGTTTATAAGCCTTTTGAATATCCAAAAGCTTTCGATTATTGGTTAAAGCAACAGCAAGCGCATTGGCTACACACTGAAGTACCAATGGCACAAGATGTAACTGATTGGAAATCGAATTTAAAAGATTACGAAAAAAATGTAGTAGGTCAAATTTTAAAAGGATTTGCACAAACTGAAACTATAGTAAATGACTACTGGTCTACTTTAGTTACTAAGTGGTTTAGAAAGCCTGAGATCATAATGATGGGTACAACACTTGGTTCAAGCGAAACTATACATGCAGAAGCTTACTCATTACTAAACGAGCAACTAGGGTTAGACGACTTTGCTGAGTTTTTAGAAGATGAAACTACTATGGCTAAAATAGAAGCATTAATGGACGTTAGAGATAACCACGACGGTACTCCTAACTGGCATAGTAGAGCTAAATCACTAGCTATATTCTCAGCATTTACAGAAGGTGTTAATTTATTTTCATCTTTTGCAGTTTTACTTTCTTTCAAAATGAGAAATAAATTAAAAGGAGTAGGTCAGATAGTAGAATGGTCTGTAAGAGATGAATCTCTTCACTCTGAAGCAGGCTGTTGGTTATTTAGAACATTAATGAAAGAACATCCAGAATTTAAAACTAAGAAACTAGTAAAAGAAATTGAAGACGCAGCTCATTTAGCTTTAGAACTTGAATTTAATTTTATAGAAAAAGTATTTGAAATGGGTGATCTGGAAAATTTAGGTAAGGAAGATTTGAAAAACTTTATTAGACATAGAGTTAATACTAAAATGGCTGATTTAGGATTAGAACCAATAATTCCTTCATCAGAAATTGATAAAGGAGCACTTAAGACTATGAAATGGTTTGATGCTGTTATAGCAGGTAAACAGCATACAGATTTCTTTGCTAATAGAGTTACAAATTATAGCAAAGGACATTTAGATTGGTCAAACGCATTTTAACTAAAAGAAAACATGACAATACAAGTAGATTACTCCCAATGGGAAGCGGGTAAAGATTACCCTGAATGGATGAATGAAGTATCTTTAGCTACAATATCTAAAGGTTACTTATTACCTGATGAAACTCCTAAAATGGCTTTTAGAAGAGTTGCTAATACTGTTGCTGAAAGATTAGACAGACCAGATTTAGCTAATAAGTTTTTTAGGTATATATGGAAAGGTTGGTTAAACCTTGCTTCTCCCGTGTTATCCAATACAGGTACCGATAAAGGTTTACCTATTTCATGTTTTGGTATAGATACACCTGATTCTATTAGAGGTATAGGGTTAACAAATGCTGAATTAATGAGATTAACTTCTTTAGGAGGAGGAGTAGGAATAGGTTTATCTAGAATTAGAGGTAGAGGCGGAAAAATAGGTAATGGAACATTAGGACAATCAGAAGGAGTAGTGCCTTGGGCTAAAATATACGATTCAACTATAATAGCTACTAATCAAGGAGCTGTAAGAAGAGGAGCGGCATCAGTAAACCTACATATTAATCATCCAGATATACATGAATATCTTGAAATTAGGAGACCAAAAGGAGATCCTAATAGACAATGCTTAAATTTACATCAATGCGTAATAGTAGATGATGAATTTATGCAAAAATTAGAAAGAAGAGAACCTGAAGCTATGGAACTTTGGGTAAAAATACTAAAGTCTAGAGTTGAGACTGGTGAACCATATATTATGTTTGACGATAACGTAAATAATGCCAATCCACCAGCATATCAAAAAAATAACTTAGACGTTACAATGACCAATATTTGTTCTGAAATAACCCTCTTTACCGACGAAGAGCATAGTTTTATTTGTTGTTTATCATCAGTAAATCTTACAAAATATCACGAATGGGAAAAAACAGACCTAATAGAAACTGCAATTTACTTTTTAGACGGTGTTTTAGAAGAATTCTTAGCAAAAACTTCTGGAAGAGAGTCATTAATTAGAGCACATAGATCAGCTAAAAAAGGAAGAGCAGTAGGATTAGGAGTTTTAGGATGGCATACTCTACTTCAAAGAGAAGGAATTCCTTTTTCTTCAGTTGCAGCAACTTCATTAACTCATAAAATATTTTCTCAAATTAAAAATCAAGCAGAATCCGCTTCAAGAAAATTAGCAGATGAATACGGAGAACCAGTATGGTGTAGAGGTACAGGAATGAGAAACTCTCATTTATTAGCAATAGCTCCAACAGTATCTAATTCAACTATAGCAGGTGGAGTATCTGCCGGTATTGAACCTATGCCTGCTAATGTATGGACGTTTAACTCTGCTAAAGGTACTTTTATTAGAAAAAATATAGCTTTAGTTGAGTATTTAGAAAAAAGAGGCCATAATACTGAAGAAGTATGGGATCAGATAATGAAAGATAGAGGTTCTGTAGTAAACCTACCAGAAGAGATAGTATCAGCTGAAGATAAAGAAGTATTTTATACTTTTGCTGAAATAAACCAGTTGCAATTAGTTGAACAAGCAGCAGTTAGACAGAAGTATATAGATCAAACACAGTCTTTAAACTTAGCATTCGATCCTTCTGACAGTCCTAAATTTATCAACCAAGTTCATCAAACAGCTTGGAGATTAGGAATAAAAACACTATATTATCTAAGAACCGACTCAGTTATTAATGGAGATATAGGGTCAAGAACTTCAGAAGATTGTTTAAGTTGTGATGGATAAAGTAAAAGGACTAGGGGACATAATATTTTTAATAACAAAATACACCGGTATTAGGTGGTTAGTAAAGAAAGTTTGGGGGGATGACTGTGGATGTGATGAAAGACAGGAAATACTTAACGATTTAGTATCTTTTGAAGATAAAAACAGAGTTATACAAAAACCAAAACCAACACCAAAGTTATGACAATTAAAAACGGTACAATTTTTGTACAGATTGCAAGTTATAGAGATCCAGAATTAAGAAAAACATTAGAGGATATCTTAGATAAAGCAGATAATCCTGATAGATTAAAAATCTGCGTAGCATGGCAACATACATCTGAGGATGAATGGGATACGTTAGATGAGTATTTAAATGATGATAGATTTATTATTATAGATATTCCTCATACTGAAACTAACGGTACTTGTTGGGCTAGAAATACTATTCAACAGAAATATAACGGAGAAGATTATACATTACAATTAGATTCTCATCATAGATTTGTAAAAGGATGGGATAGTGAATGTATTAGAATGATTAAACAGCTCCAAAAGAAAGGACACCATAAACCTCTTTTAACCGGTTACATACCTTCATATGATCCAGCTAATGACCCTGATGGAAGAGTACAAGCTCCATGGAAAATGGATTTCGATAGATTCACACCAGAAGGAGTAATATTTTTCCTTCCTGCTACCATAGATGACTGGAAAGAAAGAACTGAACCAGTACCTGCTAGATTCTTTTCTGCTCATTTTACTTTTACTTTAGGTATTTTTTGTAAAGAAGTCCAACACGATCCTAAATATTATTTTCATGGAGAAGAAATAGCATTAGCAGTAAGATCGTTTACTTTTGGTTACGATTTATTTCACCCCCATAAGATAATAGCATGGCATGAATATACTAGAAAAGGTAGAACCAAACATTGGGATGATGATGATACATGGGTAGAGAAAAATAAAACTACATTTTATAGGCTGAAAGGATTATTAGGTACCGATGGTACTGTATGTACTCCTTGTATGAAAAAGCAATTAGTTCCTTATCATTTAGGAGAAGAAAGAACAATAGCAGATTATGAAAAATATGCAGGTATAAGATTTAAAGATAGAGGAGTACAGCAATATACGTTAGACAAAGTAGGATATCCTCCTAATCCTATAGTTGAAGATTATGATAATTCATTTCATAAAGTATTTAAACACTGTATCGATATACACATAAATGATGTACCTGAAAAAGATTATGATTTTTGGGCAGTAGCATTTCATGATAAAGACGGAAAAGATATTCATAGACAAGATGCTTCAAAAGAAGAAGTAGCTAATTTAATAGCTACACAAAAAGACGGATGGATAAACCTTTGGAGAACTTATACAGGAGCTCTTCCTTCAAGTTGGAGTGTATGGCCTTACTCAGTAAGTAAAGAGTGGTGTAAAAGATTAAGTGGTAATTTAGGAATAGAAAAGAATGGCTAATATAGCATTTTACGGTTCTCATAATGCTGCTGTAGCTGTTGAACAAAATGGAAAAGTTCTTACAGTTATAGAGATTGAGAGGTTTTTAGGTCAAAAGAACGCAGGATATAGTCAATACTTGATTTCTTATACCAGACCCTACCTGTTAAAGTATATTTTAGATTATATTTACAGGGAATACGGTATTAAGAACTACGATACTTGTTATTACCAAAATACTGATACTATAGAAGATGGAGTAAAAACTCATTATGAAAAACTAATACCCGCTAAAAACTATATTAATTGTCTTCACCATTATAGTCATGCAGCATCTGGTTTATACCAAACTGATTATAATGAAGCAATAATTATATCATTTGATGGTGGTGGGAATGATGGTTTCTTTAACATGTATCATGCTAAAGATAGAAATACTATTGAATGCATATCTAAACATAAATTGGATTTAGGTTTTCCCTACATGATATTTGGCCAATATTTAAAAGATATAAAATTTGAACCGGGATTAAATATAGGTAATTTAGTATACTCAGGTAAACTAATGGGGCTTTGTTCTTATGGTAAAATTAATAATGAATGGTTACCTCATTTTACTAGATTCTATATTCAAAAACCTGATGGTAATAATTACAAAGATTTTCTCAAAGAATTATCAAAAAATACAGGTATTAAATTTGATACAGAAAACAGAATTGAAGGTCAAGAAGCTTATGATATAGCTGCAACCTCTCAAGAAGCTTTTGAACAAGTATTTTTTCAACATGCAGATCCATTTGTAAAAAAATACCCTAAATTACCTATCATATTAGTTGGAGGATGTGCATTAAATATTATTCTTAATAGTAAATTAAAATCAAGATATAAAAGAGAAATATTTGTACCCCCTAATCCTAATGATTGTGGATTAGCCTCAGGCATGATACTCGATCATATTAAACCTAAAAAAGCTATTGATTTAACTTATTCCGGAACTGAAGTACTAGATAAAGATAGATTAATGTACTATATAGAACAACAAAGAGGTATAGAGTTAAAATATTTAGATGTATGTGATGATTTAATGAAAGGTCATATCATAGGATGCGTAAGAGGTACCTCAGAACATGGTCCAAGAGCTTTAGGTAATAGGAGTATATTATGTAACCCGGGTATGTTAAAAATGAAAGAGGTGCTTAATGAAAAAGTTAAAAGTAGAGAATGGTATAGACCTTTTGCTCCTGTTTGTAGATTAGAGGATGTAAATAAGTATTTTAATTTCAAAGATGAGAGTAGATTTATGAGCTTTTGCCCTACAGTCAAAGCTAAATGGCGTAAAAAACTATCATCAATAACTCATGTGGATAATACTGCAAGAGTACAAACTGTTACTAAAGAGCAAAATGAATGGCTGTATAACTTATTAACAGAATTTGAAAAAGCATCAGGCTTTGGTGTGCTGCTAAATACTTCTTTTAACGTAAATAAAAAACCAATTTTATCTTCTTATGCAGAAGCTATAGAGGTTTTTAAAAACACCAGAATGGATAAATTAATTTTAGAAGACTACTATATAAAATGGAAACACGTTTAGTTACAGCTTTTTATTTCAAAAATAGTGAAGGAATACCAAATTATCCTTTTCATTTACATAATGTAATCGCTAGATACCATAGGTACCTATACTCTATAGTACAATTATCAAAAATGAATTTACCTATAAAGGTAGTTTGCGGTGATAACGTATACGATGCATTAACTAATGAACTAAAAAGTAATAATGTTAAAAATGTAGAAGTAGAAGTTAGAGATTTATCTAGCTTCAAATATTCTAAAAAGATAGGAGAATTAAAAAATAAATATCCTGGAAAATTTGATTTTTATCATGAAATAGATTGGGCTAAATTAGACTTATTAGAAGAAGAAGTTAAAAAAGGTGCTGACTACACATATTGGATAGATTGTGGGTTATCCCACAGAGGATTATGGCCTGATAAATACGCTAAAAAACCAAAAGAACTTACAGGTATGTCTTATAATATGGAGAATTACAAGTTTGACAAAGTATTTACACCAGATTTTTTCAAACATATAAACAACTGGGTAGGAGATAAATTAATCAATATTAAAAATAAACAACATTTCCATCAATCATACGATATTAATAAGCTTTTAGGAGATATATTCTGCTGTAATGGTCAAACTATAGGTGGTATTTTAGGCGGCCATAGTACTAAAATAAAAGGTTTTTTAAATGAATTCTATAAAAGAGCAGAACAGTGTATTAATCAAGAATTTGTTTTAAATCATGAAGGAATTTTAACTCATATGGCGGAAAGCAAACCTGAAGATTATAAATCTTGGTTATTTACTACCTGGTACCATGAAAACACAGGAGGAATGGACTGGATTACACCAGAATGGTTAAATACACAAACAAGTTTCTACCATTTTTTAAAAGAAATAGGACATGAATAGTAAAGTTACATTAGTTACAGGGTTATGGGATATTAAAAGAGATTCTTTAGGAGTTGGTTGGAATAGAGGCTATGAAGAACATTATATTACCAAATTTAAAGAATTATTAAAAGTACCTTATAATCTAATAGTATTTGGAGATGAAGAACTAAGAGAAGTAGTCTTCAAAGAAAGAACTGAAGAAAATACCCAGTTTATAGTAAGAAGTCAAGATTGGTTTAAAAATGAATTTTATGATAAAATACAGACAATAAGAAATAGTGATGATTGGAAAAATCAAGCAGGTTGGTTAGCTGAATCTACTCAAGGTAAACTAGAAATGTATAATCCACTTGTAATGTCTAAGATGTTTTTATTAAACGATGCAGGTATTTTAGACAAATTTGACTCTGAACACTTATATTGGATAGATGCAGCTATATCTACAACTGTTAGCATTGGGTATTTTACGTCTGATCTTGTCTTAGATAAACTTTTAGATAAGGTTACTAAATTCTTATTCATTTGTTTTCCTTATAAGGCAAATACGGAAATTCACGGTTTTTCCTATCCTGAAATTAATACGTATACTAAAGGAAAAGATGTTAATAAGGTAGCAAGAGGAGGTTTTTTTGGAGGACCTAAAGATTGTATAAAAGAAATTAATAGTAGATACTATGACCTATTAAGCACGACATTGAATGACGGTTATATGGGAACAGAAGAATCTTTATTTTCCCTTTTAGTATACCAGTTTCCTCGTGAAGTTAATTACTGTGAAATTGAGGATAATGGCCTAATTTATTACTTTTTTGAAAAACTTAAAAACGATCAATTAGAAATTAAAGCTGAATATACAGAACCAAAAAGTGAAAGATTAGATTATAGAAAAGTAGCTCTGTACGTAATCACTTATAACTCACCAGATCAGTTTGATACCCTATGTAAATCTTTTGAACAGTACGATAAGGATTATTTAGAATTACCTAACCGTAAGATATTATTAAATAATTCTATAGATAGATCTACTGATGAAAAGTATAAAGAATTGTGTAAAAAGTGGGGTTTTGAGGAAATAAAAAAAGATAATATAGGTATATGCGGAGGCAGACAATTTATAGCTGAACATTTTGAAGAGCAAGAAGACTTACAACATTATTTATTCTATGAAGATGATATGTTTTTTTATAATGGAGATGAAAATACCTGTAAAAATGGTTTTTTAAGGAAAGTTAGCGGCTTATATAAAAAATCATTAGATATATGTAATGTAGAAGAACTTGATTACCTTAAACTTAATATGACAGAGTTTTTTGGTGATAACTTAAAACAATGGGCTTGGCATAATGTACCCGGTGATAAAAGAAAAGAGTACTTCCCAGCTCATCCTGTTAAGAATAATCATACTTTTGATTTTCCTAATACTAAATTTAATCATATTAAATCACATAAAGGGTTACCATACGCTACTGGCGAAGTTTATTATTGTAACTGGCCTCAAGTAATTACAAAAAAAGGTAGTAAGAAAATGTTTTTAGATACTAAGTGGGCTAATCCATTTGAGCAGACCTGGATGTCACATATATTTCAACTAACAAGGGAAAATATAGTAAAAACTGGCATATTATTGTTAACTCCTACAGAACACGATAGATTCGACCATTACCCTAAAGAAGAAAGAAGAGAAAACTAGTAAAATAGTTGTTTTATTAATAAATTTTAACTATATTATATATTATGAAAGATGTAATTAAATTCCACGCCGAATGGTGTTCTCCATGCAGATATTATAAAACTGTATGGAATGAAGCTAAAGAAAAACATGGTGCTAACCATAACTTTATTGAAGTAGATATTGATAAAGATAATACCGGATTAGCAGCAAAGTTTGGAGTTAGAAGCG